CCGACGCCGGTACCCAGCCTGAGCGCGGCAGAGGCAGACCCTCCCCCTCCCCACCCTAGCCGAGCTCGATGGGGTAGCGGTCGATGCCATAGGTCACGACCTTCTTGCCAAGGTCGATCATCTCTTCGCGCTGTCGTGGTGGTGTTTGCAAAGGGACTGCAGGTTGGATGGGTCGTGGAATAGTTCAAGGTCGCCTTTGTGCGCCTTGATATGGTCGACAATGTCGGCTGCCGTCACGTCTTCGGTGCGTAAGCAGAACTCGCACAACGGCTGAAGGGATAGCTGATACTCCCTTAGACGACGCCAAGCTGCCGTCTTGTACAGCCTTGACCATTCGTGCCTAGCCATACACACCACGCAAAAAGGAAAGCGCCGAGCTCGACCCGAAGGGAGCCCGGCGCATGATTGCCACGTCGCGAGAGGAGGCGCGCTGCGGCAATGGGGTAGACGACACGAAGGCGGAATGGATCCCGCGTTGGCGTAGAACGCCAACCCCTTGCAAGCGCGTCGTATGAGTAACCAGACGGGGTGCGCTATTGCTAAGCGTGTCTGGTCTTGTTGGTGGGATGGCCGACCGCTGCAGACGGTACGCTGCCTTACGTGGCAGGTGGCCATCCCCACGAAGATGCCCATGACGAACCATGGACAACTCGCAGGTAGTTACCCGGCGCTAGGCCGGGTCGATCGCCTTGAATGGTATCGGCGCATCGAACTGTGAATAGGGTGGAGGATTTCGTTGCCTCCTATAATACAGTTCCCAAATTCACGGTTTGAGTACGTACTCACTCCATTAGCCACCCGCCGGGGGATGCTGCGCGATTATCTACTATTTGGTGAACTAGCCACCAATCTAGGCCGGTGTAGCGCTTGAATGAAAGCCGCGTGCCCTTGTATGTTGCTCGCTGTGGCACTGCTACGTTGGTGAAGGTGTACTTTTTGGGATCTGATTCCCTTGCCCTGTCCTCGTCCGTCTTCGTTTCATCGACCACATACCATCCGTCTTTTGTTCTGCTCCACTCGTCAGCAACAAGCCGAGCTACCTGTCCTGTGTTCTTTTGGTACTTCCTGCAAAAATCAACCCTTGTGCCGACGAACTCATCTCCGCTTTCATTGCGAAACGTGTAGGTTGACTTGTCGGCTTGTGCGCTGTTGTTACCAGAGTTGTCTTCTATCCTGCGGGCTCTAGCGGCATCGATAAATTTCCTTAGCTTGATTCCCTTAACGCCGATAACCGATAGAGAACCAAGTCGTTTTCCGCCCTTACCGACGCGATCGCCGTGCAGCGTGTCCCGCGCCAAAACAAGAACTGCACCCCACAAATTAAATGCGTACTGCGTATCCTTATATGCCCTGGCAAGCACGTTGTGAGCAAACATATGGTCTGCGGCAGTTAGCCTGATAAGATTGGACGGCTCATCTCCACCACCCATGCATCTTGGCTTAATGTGGTGAACTTCAAAATACTGCCCATCGCGCGGTTGCTTTCCCAGCCTATCAGCAATGAACTCCGCATATATACGCTTATAATTCATCGGCTCATAGCATCCTTCACCGCAGTCAGACCAAGATGCACGATCGTCCTTCCTACCGCCGTCCCCTCAGATCTTCCTGATACTCCAAGGTGTTCGCCGATCTCCTTGTAGGTAGAACCATCAACTACAGCCATCTCCACAGCCTCGCAAAGCTGACCAAGCTTTATTTGTACCAGACAAAGTAGTCTCCTTGCGTCAATTGCATCATTAACTGGCGCGTCACCATTCCATGGCTTGGGAACGCTTGACCAGTTAGATTGGACTCCTGTTTCATCAACCTCAACCGGGCTAGTTTTTCTCTTTGGGCTTGAAAGTTTAACTACCTTGCCGGATCGAGAAACTATTGTGTCTTCATCAACCTGTATGCTTCCTAAGCACGAAGACCCGAATCCGAGCATCGCATTGCTTTTGGCCGTATCGTAAAGTTTCCTGTAGTCTATCGCTGCCTTCAGTAGCTCGGTATTCCCCTCACGGATTAGCGCCGTAGCAAGCGGCCAGGCGATGTTGTCGTTCGCCGCAGTTCCGTCCCAGTCAGCGCCTTTCTTGGCCATCCTGGCCAGCCGCGCCTTCTGCGCATGCACACCGTCGCGCTCGGCTTCGGTGTAGGACATGCGCGCCGGTAGGTCGTCGCCCTCGCCTGCAAGAGCACGCTGGCGTCTGGTGGTGTCGTTTGCTGCGTTACGCGTCATTGTCGGCCTCTTCGCCAACGAGATGCCGATATTCGGCCTCGACGCTTTCGACTGTCGACGCCTTGAGGATTTCATCTAGGCCGCGCTCGCGGTCTCGCTCCTCCGCGTCGCTGTCCTGCTGCTCCATCGTGTAAACCTTAGGCATGCGGCCTCCTCAAGATGTGGTGGGTGGTTCGGTGGTTGGATGCTAAATCTAGTTCAGTTTTACAAATTTGTCAAGGTGCGGGACAATGAAAAGGCCGCGCTAGCGGGTGCTAGGCGGCCGGGTGGTGGTGGGAGGATGTTAGGATTTGCTGCTGGCTAGTTTTTTGATTTCTTCTATGGCGAGCGCAACAGTATTGGATCCGACATACATGCCCTCGTCCTCCAACTTTCGCCAGAGGACTTCCAGACGGGCAAGCACATCTTTTGTGTTTGGAGACCGCATCAAGCGGCCTCCTTTATAATTTCTACAACCTCTTCTGCGGACTTGCCCTCCATGGCCTTCCTGAGCATTGCGTGGATTTCGTTGTTTATGGCCTGCCAAGCAGGGATAACGTTCTGGAAGTAATGGTCGGCCTCGGCGGCGCGGCCATGTGTGTAGGACATCATCTGCGCCTTGGCGACATTGCTGCGGAGCTTGTCATTGGAAGCCTTTGCGATCCGGAAAAGTTCAACCGTGGACGAGGCGTTCAGTGCGTCTTTCTTCAGGGCTGCGAAGGTCTTGATCATTTCCGTCTCCTCAGTGTGGTGCCGTTTGGTGATTATCATTGGACTGTATTTCTACAAATTTGTCAACACCTAAGCTGCGTTTTTCTTCGCCTCGGCTTCACGTGCCTCAGCCAACCAGCCGCGCACCAACGCCTCGGCTTTGTCGGCGGCCTCGTGGCACGTATCGAACCGAACCACCTCAACGACAAAGCCCAGCCGTGCCAAGGCGACGTGCCGCTCGGCCTGTGCAGGAGACAAACGACCACGGCCAACCTTGTTCTCGATCATGCGCAGCTGGCCGCCAACGAGGTACAGGCGCAAATCAGCCTCGCCCGGCGTCATGCCAGCCGCTGTCGCTTCCATCTGCGCACGCGGGCCTCGCTTGGCGCTGTTCTGGTCGCCTGCCAGCAGGAACAGCTTGCCGTATTCGGGCATGGCGCGCAGTCGGCGGACCTGGGCGGCTTGGCCTTCCCACTCCTTCGGAGCCGCATCGGTGACTTTGACGCTGGTGCCTTGGCTGGTTACGGAAGTGACGATGCGGACGCGCTTGCCTGCGATGCGGGTGGTCTGGGTCTGGCGGGTGGCGGGTTTCTTGGCCATGGTGGTCTCCTCGGTGGTGGGGTGGTGGTGGGTGGTGGTTATTTCTCAATTCCAAATCAGCCGCTCAAAGCACCGTGACAAAACCCCCACTCCTAAAGGAGTGTGGGGGATTGTGTCACGCTAGGATGCTCGCGTGACAAAGTAGAAAAAGACATAATGTCACGCTATTTTCTAAGTTATTGTTTTTCTTGATTTTTAGGCGTGACAAAGTGGTTTTTGTCACGCTTTGTCACGCTTGTCACGCCTTGGTTTGTTCCCGTTTGGTTGCGTGACAGAGGGCGTGACAAACGGCATATTAGAAAGTTACGATTGTCACGCCTAATAATGTATTTTCTCGCCTTACAACCTGCGGTAACCAAGCGTGACATATTAGCTTGTCACGATTTACAGCAAGTCATTGATATTGCTAAGAACCACGCAAATTTGTCACGCTTGTCACGCTGCGGCTTCGTCGGCCTTAGGGATGACCCACACCCACATCATGTTTTCGCCGACCAAGCCCTCGGCAACCAGATCCTTCTTGGCCCGATTGAACCTCTGTCGCTTTGCCTCTGGTGCCATCGTCTTACTAACGTCCGCGTAGACAGCCTCTCTCCACGCCTCGATCGACACGACCAGCGCGCCTTCAGGATAGCCAGGGGATTCCGGATCGACGCCGTCACTGACGGTAAGAGCGGTAAGCAGTTCTAGCGCCCTAGCGTTCTTGCCCTTCTGGACTTCAGACGCAGGCTTTATCTTAACGTCCTCAGCCTTGACCACGACAGGCGCCGTGGTCGGCTCGCCGTCTTCGTTCATGCCGATCTCAACGGATTGCATGGTGAAGGCCAGCACGTCGCCATCCTCTCCGTCGTTGGTCCCGTCGCAGACGAGTCTGTGCTTGTTGCCGTCCTTCTTCACCATGAATGAAGCATCGACTGCCCCGTCCAGGTCGATGGCGCCCTTCCCTCGCTCACCGTTCCACGATGAATGGTGGATAGCCGTAACATGCGCCCCGATGTCCTCTACGATTTTGTCGCAGGATCGAACGAACTTCACCATATCCTTGGATGCGTTCTGGTCGCCGGCTCCGAATGTGCGGGTGAGCGTGTCGATAATGACCCACACGCACTTCATGCCTGTGATGGTTTCCGCCTCCCTGATCACCTTGATTATGTCCTCGGCGTCCTTCAGATCGCGGGTAAAGTCCAGCATGCCGCCTACGACGAGAAGGGGCACGTTGTGTTTGTTATGGTGCTTGCGGAAGGCCATCATGCGCCGCTCCGTCAGCTTCTTGCGCTCGGCCGCCACGTAGACAACCAGGCCCTGCTGGACCTTCATGCCATGCCAGTCCATGCCAGCCGCGATGTGGCAAGCCAGGTCGGTTGTCACGACGCTCTTGCCAGTTCCCGGCAGGCCCGAGATGGTGGTGAATTCGCCAACGCCTAGCCAGCCCTTGAGGATGGTCTCCTTCGGCTTGCCCTCCTCGATGTCATCGAACCACGTCAGTTCGAATCGGGCCTTCTGGCGGGGCGTCGGTGCCTGGTCGGCTGGTGGCTGCTCCTCAACAACGGCGGTTTGTTGCTGCGCTGCCGCCTCCTTCTTGGCCTTGTGCCGCTCGACGAAAGCCTCCATTTCCGCAGCGTTTACTGGCGTGTTGTCGTTGTCATATTCGCGCTCCGGTATCTGCCGCGGCGTGTTCGCCGTCTTGTCCAGCCCTCGCCGGATACGGTCCACAGTCTTTCGCTCGCCGTCCTTCTGGAGCACGCCGCACGCCGCTGCCGCGTCCAGCAGACCAGCCTCGGCCTCCGATCGTGAAATCAGGCCTCCGGCAACGAACTCACCGATGGAGCACGCGCTGGCGAACAACTGCTGACCGCGCTGGCCGCTGGGCGAGTTGCGCAGCTTCTCGAGCTCCATTTCAAAGGACTTGGCGGCATAGCGAGCAGCGCCGCTATCCTCCGGCTGGTATGTGTATGTGGACGGCTGGCGCCTTTCGGCGGCTTCCACCACCTTCGGCTTCAGCAGGTCGATGAGCCATGCAGGGGCATCCGCGATGGGAGGCAGCCCGTCTCCATCGTAGTCGATCCACTGGTATCTTCGGCCATCGGCCATTTGCGAGCCAGGCCCGCAGACATAGCCGCCATCTCCTCGAGTATCCACACCAGGCGCGATTGCCGCACGGTTGCGAATGCCGGCGACGTGCTTGAAGAATATGTGCGTTCCACCGTTGGCCGTGCTGGCTCTTGCTGTTTCGGGCAGCGCGCCGTGCTTCGCCTCCATCTCGGCGAGCCACGCATGCCCGTCACGATCGCCATGTCGGTCAAGGTCGAGAACCCATGCGCCAAGAGGCTCGCCCGTCGGAAGTCCAATAAGTGCGCCAGGGTAGCGCTCACCGAACCATATGCCGACGATGCGCGCAGACGTGGTGGCACCCTTCAAGCCGTTGGGGTTATACGGTGCTTTCTCGGCGTAATCGACATACTCGCCAGTAGCCTGGTCGATATCCTCGCTCGCTCTTTCCCTGCACGGAAAAACTGGAACGCCCGCTGCGATATACGAGCGGGCTATGTCTATGGGGGCACGTTCTTGAGAGATTGGTGGTACTTTGAAATCGATCTTTGCCATCTATGCGGCCTCCTGTGTTGGAGTTGGTGCGCGCGGGATTCCTAATGCCAGAGACGGCTGAAACGGCCCCTCGAATTTGTCTTTCTTCTTTTTGTTGTCTGTAGCCCAGAGTGGCTGCAGGTTTGACAGAGACCAGCATCGCTTAAAGTCCAAGTCATCGACACTCTCAAAATTGAATATCGATTTTGGAATAACGTGGTCTATGTGCCAATCTCCGTAATTTTCCCACGACATTCCAGGCTGGAATTGTTTCTCAATATGAGCCTTGAATTCTTGAAACGAGTATCCGAGAATCTCAAACGTGCGTCGACCGCCCTTCCCTGACGCAAGTGTAGCCCTAATAGCTCGAGACATCGCATTGTGCGCCCTGATCATGGGGTCTTTGTTTCGCTTTGCTTGTGAGCGCCTAGTTTTTTCGCGAACTTTCTCGATGTTCTCTTCAGCCCACTTTGATGACGATTCCCTCCTCTTCTCTTTCGCTTCCGGCTTAGCGTAGTGTTTACTCTGACTCTCTTTGATCTTTTCAGGGTTGCGTTCACGATATGCAGCGTCCCACGCTTTCCGCTGCTCCGGATTGGCGGCCCTCTTGGCCTTTTGATAGGCGTAACGCTTATCTTTGCCGTCTTTCTCGTAGCTTTTCCGGTTCGATATCTTCTGGCATTCACGGCACTCGTTGTAGACGCCGTACTTGGCCTTCGTTTTCTTGTTGAATTCGGCAAACAGTTTGAAAGTGCCGCACTTCGTGCACGTCCTACCCATCACTTCTTGGCCAGTCTTTTGGTCGATATCCTTCGTCATAAGCCCTCATCAACATAGCCACATGCCGCGGCACTGGCTTTGGATTGGTCTCTCGCTCAATCTCGGAAACCTGCATCACATGCGGGTAGCCCAAGACGGTTGCTAATTGCGCCTGGGTCAACCCGAGTCGCTTGCGAATGGCTCGAAATTCATCGTTATCCATACATCACCCATATAAGGATTTTTCATTACATAGACAAGGGGCAGTGTAATGATTTTTCATTATTTTAAAAAGGAGCTTCACGAAGCGCCTCCCTAACCCCACGCGCGCACCCTTCCCAAGCCGCCCTCACAAGCAGCTTGGCGTCGAGCTCATCCATCAGGGCGAGGTCCGTGATTCCTTTTTCAGACAGCCACTGGCCAACCGCCTCGACGCCGCTTTCGAGCGCCTTCACCTCGTACAAGCTAACTCTGTCCAATTTCGTCAAATCTCCTGCTGCGACCATGCACGGCTTGCACATGAAGCCGGGGTCTTTTGAATGGGGAGTGGCGCGTCCAATGCCAAAGGCCAACATTCCGCAGCAACGGCAGGTTGTTGGGTTTCCGCGTTCGTCGGTCGTGGGGGTGAATGGGAGGGCGGGCTTGCCGGGGAGCTTGGTCATGCGGCGTCTCCGAACAAATTGCCGACCGCAAACTGCGTAGCGGCGGGCACGTTGTCGTTGGCGGCGATGAACATGTCGGGCTGAGCTTGCGCCTTGCGGATCCGTTCGCAGGCGATCTCAAAATAAGACGGCTCGCGCTCAATGCCGATGAAAGAGCGGCCAGCTTTTACGCAGGCGACTCCGGTTGTGCCGGACCCCATGAAAGGATCGAGGACGACGCCAGTCGTTTGCAGGTATCCAAGGCACCACTGCATAAGCGGGACAGGCTTCTGCGTTGGATGTTCCTTGTCGTAGGAAAGGACAGATTGGCGGAACATCTTGGCGGGCCATTTACGGCTGATCCAAGCCATTTCGCACATGGCGAGAGAGAAGTTCTCCGGCTGCTTCTTGTCCCAGATCAGGAATCCTTGCGATGGAGGCAGGTTGAAGTAGTTACCGCCCCAGATGATCTGCTCATCGCTGTTTTCGAGGATGTAGTCGATAACGGCTTCCGTCGGCGTGGACGAATCCCAGTCAAGTTTCTCGTGCTTCTGGCGAACTGGGTTTGCCGCGATTCCAATCCCATACGGCGGATCCGTCACGACTGCCGGAACGCGCCCGAGCGTCGGCATGACATCCATGCAGTCGCCGAGATAGAGCGTGCAATTTCCAATAGTCTCTACGCGCATGCCCGAACCTCCGCCTGCTGATTGTCGTTTGCTGCCTGCGGATGCCCTGCGGGCACGTGATCGCGCCAATCAAACCACTGGATCTGCGGCCGGCCTTCGTGGCGCTTATCCCAGACGAACCACGCGTGGCAGACCGCGCTGCCAGCCTTCGGCCCGGTCCAGCCATGGCGGTGCATCATGGGCAGACGGCGCGACGAAACGTGCACGCGGGCTAGCGGCGTGCTGACGAACCACGGCATGCGTGCCCCGCCTTCAAGGAAGGCCAGGCGAAGCAGCATGGCGACATACGGTGCGCGCTCGAGCGCGACTTCGACGAACTGCCGCGCAAGTTTGAATGGTGGGTTGGTGATGATGGCTGGAAAGATGTACCGACGGTCTGCATCAAAGATGCTCATGACCGTTGTGCCGATGTAGCCGCGATCGACAATATCGGTGCATATCACTGATCGCCCAGCGCTAGCCAAGACCTGGGCAATCGCGCCGTCGCCACACGCTGGCTCCCATATTGTGCCTGCCGGTATCCATTTCTTCTCGATTGCCAGAAGCGAGTGAACGGCTTCCGGCGGGGTTGCGTAGAAATCGTGTTCTCTATCGGCATGACTGTGCATGCCGACTCCGGCAACCATGGCCATTCGCGTCTCCTCTTGTGTGGTGGCATCCCGCGCGTTGGTGGCGCGCGGTGTGGTGGTTAAGAAAGGCGGCGCGCAAGGGCGCGGCAGTGGGGCGGTTAGTAGCCGTTTGGCGGGCCGTAGCTTGCGAGTGTGTCGGGAAGGTTGTTCGTCCCCTCCTCGTCGATCTGTGCATCTTCTGCGAAGAAACACGGCTCGCAGAGCGTGTGGTCGGAGCCGTACAGGCTTGAACTGCCCGACGATCGAACGTCTCGGAAATGTACCTTGCATCGCGCGCAGGTGAACGTCGCCATCTACGCAGCCTCCTGCTTCTGGCGCCACGCCTCCTGCCAGTCACGGCTCCACTGCGCTCGCGCTTCGCGGACAGCGGCAACACGGTCCTTCGCAGCTTTGGCCTCTGCCTCGCCGCTCTCGGTCAGGAAGTAGATGACAGCGTTCTTGCCGAAGCCTATGCCGCTGGACTTCACCCAACCGGCGCGCCTGCACTTTTTCCATGCTGGCCGCAGCCACCGGTCGATTGGCTCCATGCGGCCGCAGAACGTGCCGTCTGCACGAACGAAGCCAGCCATGATCTGGTCGATGTACGGCGAGTCCTTCGGTAGTTTGCGGCCGACCAGTTCCTCGCTCCATGTCAGCTTCTTCGCCGTCACGCAGCCAACTCCTCTTCAACGTATTTTTTCAGCCCAGGCAGCGCCGACCAGTTTGCCCTGAAGTAGATTATGTCACCCATGAAGGTTTCTCTGTCCTTCTCCCCGCACCATCTTATTGCGGCTCGGTTTACGGCCTTTCTCAAGACTTCAGGATCCATCACGAGTCCTCCGGCAAAGTGATCGGATAAGCCCAGTGCGTCGGTTCATAACCGAAGTCGGATAGAGCATCATTCTGCACAGTCTGCCAGCGGAGCGGCCCGCCACGCGACGGGCGGTATTCCTCATCAACATAAGCAAGTTCAAGGAACTGTCGGTAAGTGCGGTATCCGCTGCTACCCGTCACCATGAGTAATGTCCTCTGAGGGGGCGCAACTTCTGAGACCTTGAGCCAAGCGATGTTAGGTTTCTTGGCTGTCCGGGCGAGTTCGGCTTCCACCTTCGCTTCGAAATCATCATCCAACATCACGCCGCCACCTTCTCATAGCTAACAACAAACCCCGGCACCTTCCGAACCCCACGCCTTACGGACTCATCGGCGAGCGACTGGATAAGCTCGCGGAAAGCATCAGGCCTCTCGCCATAGAACCAGTCGAGCGCAGCGGCCTCGTCAACCAACTCCGCTTTCCAGACTGTACGCAGGCCGGTTCCCGTAGTTGCCGCCTTGTCAGCGCGCTTCGCCGTTTTCTCCAGCCGCTTCGCATCGGCCAGCAACTCTTCAGCAGCTTCCCGCTCGGCGAGGTTGCCCGAGGACGCGCGGATGGCTTCCGTTGCGGCTACCCTAGCCGCCTCCGCTGCAGCCGCCACCCTAGCCGCCTCCGCGGCCTTTTCCTGCGCAATGCGGGTGCGCCATGGGGTGAGCAAGGCGTCAAGCGTCGACTTGGCTAGGTCGACCTTGCCGCGCTTAGGCTGGATCAAAGGATTGTAGGCGTCCTGAATTGCCTTGATTTGCTCGTCCAGAGGTCGCTTCTCCTCGACGCGCAATGCATCTGCCCGCTTGCCAGCGTCGTGCAACGACTCGCGCAGGCGCTCGATGGCGTCGTGCATTTCTTGGCTGGTGATTGCCTCGCCGTCGGCCCAGTTCTTGGCCTCGTCGTAAAGGTCTTCTATCTCCTGGCGGATGAGGTCGAAGGGTGACGGCGGGGGCTGATTGTGACCCTTGACGGCCAGCGGGTTGAAGTCGTCGGCGACTGTGGCGATTGCGGGGGCGGGTCTCATGCGCATTGCTCCTCTTCAAACACCCAATATTCCGAGCACAGATTGCAAAGCCTGCCGAACGGATGGCGGTGAATGTCGGGCCGATCTGGTAGCCACGACCAAATTTCATTGAAACGCCGGTACAGCATCTTCCAGTCCTCTGCGGCGAGATGCTTGCTCAGTTCCGCCTCGATCATCGAAGGGTCTGCTTGGCCGCTGACGCTGGCCATGTATTCCGGCAAGAGCGGCACGACGTAGCGCGCCTCAGCGATCCAATCTTCTTTTGTTTTGATGGTCATGCTGACAACACGCTGTAGGAGATGATGTCGCCGCCGAGGCCGGCATGCTGCCAGCGAAGCGCCCCTGCCTTGGACGGTGCGCACTTGACGGAGTCAGGCCACAACTTTTCGTGCCAGCACTTAATGTTTACAAGTGCTTCCGGCTCAACAGGGCAGTCACCGCCGCCCCATTCAATCCAGTCGTTCTGCGCCTCGTCGGCGCCCGATCTTCTTCTCTCGTCCATTTCTGTCTCCTCTTGTGGTGTGTCGGCATCGGTAGCGCCAACATATGCCTGTTTTACAAATTTGTCAACCGTCTCCGGCTACTCACAGCGCCCACGCGCCGGCCGTCTTCTCCTGTAGCCAGGTCGCTGCAGTCTTCTTCTCGTCGCGTTTGTGTTCGCCATTGCGAATCCCTCCGTTGTTGATGCCGGAGAAATACGTTGGCTCTACAAATTTGTCAACGTGGCTTTGTGGGCTAAATCCATGGGGCTAAACCGGAAAGTTGTGGATTAGCCACACGTCAGAAAGGCACCTCGTCGTCAAGTTCCCATTCCCAGTTGCGCCGATTATCGTTGGCTGGTGGTGGGGTGTTGTCGTTTGCTGCCTTTGCTCCTACCCGGTGCGCCGTGACATCGGGGTATTTGTGGTTGCGGCTGTAATCGAGCTGAATTTCCGCCGTCTCGGCTAATTCGTGCTGTCGTTCAATCCACTCCATGGGCGTCTTAGGCATAGGACGGGAGCCGCCATGCGCTACCCACCACCTATCGGCTTTCGCCTTTGGATATCCAGAATGTGCGCAACAGTGCCACTCATTCACAGATTTCAAGCCAATCATGTACGTACACTTGATGGAATCAGGCTTGCCCTCCTTGCCGGGATGGTGGCGGAAAGTGCGACCGCGCACCACATGCCACGGCTTTTCGCTCGACAGTACAGGCTTTTCATCTGCCTTCGCCGTGATCTTCTCCTCCTCGCTCGGCGGGAAGATGTAGCCGCAGCAGTGGCAAGTCATCTGCGAAATCGGAATGAGCTCGCCGCAGCCGGTCTTGCCTTCCGTGTCCGTCGAATCCTGCGGGCAAAGCTTACGGGGCTGGTCGCCCGTTCCCTTACCTGGCTCGCGCGGCTGTATCTGATCAATTGGCCCATGATACGCCAAATTCCGGCCATGATCGGCAACGAGGCAGTCCGTCTTCCCCGGCGAGTTGCGCGTTCCGCGGCCCAATATCTGGACCAATTTTCCTGCGCTTTTCGTGCTCAATAACAGCGAGATGAAATCCACGAACGGGAAGTTGGTCCCAGTCGTGATCATCGAGACCGACGAGATTGCCCAAATCTTACCGGCGCGGAAGTCGGTGAAAATCTTGTCCGTCTCGTGCGCATTGTCGCTGGTGAGGACGGCGCATGTGCGACCATGCCGACGGATGGCCTCCGCGACGTGTCGAGCGTTTTCCTTGCTGGTGCTGAAGAACAGACCAGCGCGCCGCCCTTCGGACGCAATCATGTCCTCGGCGATGGCCTCCTCGATGATTCGCTCGGCCGCCTCTGCGACCTGGCCAGGAATATACTCACCGCCGCGCGTGCCGATGCCCTTAAGATCGATCTTGGCGGCAGTCTTCTGGCTGGTTAGACGCGTCAGGTAGCCCTGCTCAATCAGGTCGCCAAGCTTGGCCTCATAGACGACGTCGTGGAACAGCTTGAACCGTACGGGTGCGCCGTTTTCGTCAACCGCTTCGTCGTCATCCAGATCGTCAGTAAGACGGCCCGAATCCATGCGGAAGTCGGTTGCGGTCGTTCCGCAGACGCGGCTATCAGGATTATGCTTGCGTACCGCCTTGAAGAACTTGCCGTACTGGGTATTGGCATTGCGTGAGATGGCGTGCGCCTCGTCGACGATGATGAGGTCAACGTTGCCGATCTGCTCAACCTTGTTCCAAACAGACTGGATACCGCAGAAAAGCACTTGCGCACGAGCATCGCGCCGCTTCAACCCTGCCGAGAAGATGCCAGCCGGGGCGAACGGCGAGAGGCCAATGAACTCCTTAAAATTCTGGGCGACGAGACGCGAATCATGAGTGACATTCAAGATGCGCATGTCCGGATAGTCGGCCAGCAATTCCTCGATGAGCTTGGCAATGACGAGCGCCTTGCCCGCCCCCGTCGGCAGGACGATCAGGCCATTCCCGCCGCCTTCGGCCCAATAGGCGTAAAGCGCGTCAAGGCTGGCGCGCTGGTAGTCACGGAGATCAAGCATCACGCCACCCTCCTAAACCGCCATCGCTCAGCCCTCTGCAGCCGCTCCCGCTCGTTCTCAACGATCTGCGTAATGCGCTGCCGAGTCAGGCCGAACTCGTCGCCAATCTCGCGCATCAGGTCGCCGGAAGCATAGCGCAGAAACACCTCGCCATCGCGCCTGCCTTGAAGGCGGCGAAGGACGTCGGATAGTTCCGCGTAATCTTGCTGGGCCGGCGAGACGGAAAGCTTCGTTAACGGCGCATCCTCAAGCGCCACGGTGAAGCCGTCGCGCATATGGCGCCCTGCCGTCTCAGAGTGCTTGTCAAACACGTAGTTAGATACGAGCCGAAGCCATGCGCAGAAGCTGTACTTCGGATCGTAATAGCGCCACCGCTTCAATGCCGCTACGTTGATTTCTTGCTCCATCTCCTCGACGCACCCAAAACGCCGCGGCATCTTGCGCGCAAGGTTGCGCACCATGCGGCCGTATTTCACGAGCATGGCGTCATAGTCGGCAGGACGGGTGTCGGTCATGCTGCGGCCCTCCCCTTGTCGCCACGACGCAAACGACCGCGCTCGCGCTCGCATAGCTGCCGAGCCCGCTCTTTACCGATGCCGTAGTCTGCTCCGATAACCGCGAGTTCTTCACCCATGGCGTAGCGCATCAATACGTCGCTATCCCTTGTGCCGCTGAGCCGACGCAGGGTTTGGGATAGCTCGACATAATCGTTCTGTGGTGCTGGCGTGCCGATGTTGAATATCCCGCCCGCGTCCAGCGAGCACAGAACAGCATGGCGCTTCTTCACTCTGGTCAGTTGCTTGCGTGCGCTGATGACGTTGCGCACCATAAGCACCATCCACGTTCCGAACTTGTATTCGGAGCGATACAGCGGCCACTTGCGCACCGCCTCGAGCATGACGTCCTGAATCATGTCGTCTGGATTTTTCGGCGTTTGAGAATTGACCAGCCGACGAACAAGCGGCAGGTATTCGATTAGCTGGCGGTCATACCAGGCTGGGCGGTCTGTCATATCGTCTCCTCATTATGTGGTGCGGCTAGGCTTTGGTGGAGCCTGGCTCATTGTCGTTCGCTGCGCCGTCGATCCAGAGGGCGCCGGAATGCAGCCTGTAACTTATGGTTTCGCTTTCCTCATCGACGTCGATCTGCTCACCCGGCACGAGATCCGGAATATGGAGATGCGCAGGACAACCGGATTTCTGCTCGTCGAATGAAATCGGTTTCGACCATCGCGCGCAGGACCAGTGCCCATCGCCGCCCATCTCCGGCGTCGAGTGCAAACAGCTACGGCATGTTACCCGCGGCCATGCGCTTTCCTTGCAGACAGCCTTGTGCCGGCAGAAAAGGCATTCAAACCAGTCGGGCTTTTCGCTGATGCGCGATGGTGGTGTAGGCGAATTGATGATGCGCTCGAGACGCGCCAGCAGGCGGAGCGTGAACTCCGCGTCGTATTCGATGCGCTCGGCGTAGAGTGTGTCGTCATCTTTCGAGGCGACAAGGTAGAGGCAGCGCGTCAGCCCGAAGGCGTGCATGCCGAGTTGGCACTGGCCGTAGTGGAGCGGCTTGGCTTCTTTGCATCCCTTCTTAATGATCTCCTTCATGCCCTTGGCATTGCTTGATTTAAATTCCAGCAGGTGCTCCGTCTTCGGCGCTTCCGGGATGCCCATCGCCTTGCCGTCGCACTTCCCGCGAACATGCGAGCCGACGAGGCGGATGCGGTCTTGCTGGCCGTAGACATCAACGCCGATGCGCTGCAGGTCTTCGACGAGGCGGTCTTCTTCAAGGTTACCAGTCGCAAAGAGACGCAACTGCCTGCCGTGGTGCTTCTCCAGCGGCGACGCCCAGCGGAACGAATACCAGAGTTGCCGATCACACGGCGCGTTCGCTTCTCCGACGGAGATGCCGAGAGAGTCCCAACTCTCTGCGGCGGCCTCGTAGGCGGCGTAGATGGCACTGACGGTGGATGCTTGTGCTTTCGGTATTTGCGCCATTCAGACCAGCCTCCCTTTGGCTTTAGCCCAATCAAGCGGATGCTTTGCGCCCTTGCTGCAGTTGCAAGTTACGCAAAGTATCTGGAGATTGGACGATGCATTTGTTCCGCCGAGAGACAGGGGCATGATGTGGTCAACGTGGCGATCCGACCTTTTTCTGACGGACACTCCGCATTCCGCACACCTATAGTTCTGCCTTCGCAAAATTACCGCAACATCATCTGAAGAGTACGACCCTTCTGCGTTTAGTTTTGCCGCTCGCCTCCTATGGTTTTGCGCTACGACTTTGTCGGGATTCTCCTTTCGCCACTTCTTTCGCCTTCTGTCTCTTTCCGGCTTTGTTCGCTTGTATGTTGCTCGCTCTTTCTCAAGTGCTCGATCGATATTACTCTCTCGAAGAATTCTTACCTTAAGTCGGTACCTTTCCGGATCTTCCGCATACTTCTTTCTTGCCCATGCGTTGTAATGATCCCGGTATTCCTGCGTTTGTCGTTTTTGCTCACTTCGTAGTTTGTCGCATACTATGCATCCGTATGATGTCCCGCGTGGTGCGATGTGGCCATTGATACATGGAAGTCCGGTGAAGTATCGATTACTCCCTAGCCGTTTTGCCTCAGCCTTTGTCTTGGGAAGGAGCAACCAATCTGGGTCGATGTTGTCGTTACTCGGATTCATTTTGTAATCTCACGCCACCCGCATTTTCCAGAACTCGTCATTGTCGATAGGCACGACGATCCGACCGGCGACGTTGCCAAGGTCGGACTTGCTGTGATCGTGCTTCGACCAGACCGAGCCGCCACTCCAATGCGAGCCTTCCTCAATCAACCGGCAGTGGTTGCAAATGCGATGCGCTGCGCTACTGCCGAAATAGTTACCGGCGCGATATGGCATTTCCGATACAATGCGGTGATCGCAATTCGACTGCGTCTTTTCGAGCGCAGACTGCAGTGCCTCCTTTGCCGCCGCGAGTGACGCGACGGCTTCGGTGATGGCTAGCGCCATTTCGGATTCCGGTAGCGGCTTCAAAGGTCCATCTCCAACGTTAACGGGCAGCGGACTGGGTTGGCTGGGTCGTCGCTGAAGTTCGCGCAGTGCGGTACGCCCTTACGCCAGAACCATGTCGCCTGTTGCTCACCGCGGTAGGCGGCCGCGAGAATCTCGCAGCCGTCGTTGTTGTCCATGTCTTCTCGGAAAGCGGCGTCACGAGAGCAGTGCGCGCACCAGTTCGCGTCGAAGCCATCGAACTCGGTGGCATTCGATGGCATCCATGGCGTGCCGTCCTTCGGTGGCCACGCCATCACGCCACCCGCATCGGCATAAGGACGGCAAGCAACTCCGGCGCCTTCTCCGACGTGAAGACCGACGGCGAGCCACCGTCTGCGAGCGCGAGCGTGATGTCACCGGCAGGGAAGATGCCGACGAGCTCGGTGAGATAGGCCGCGTTGAATCCGATATCGATCGGGTCGCCATCGTAGTTCACGAAGATTTCGTCGGTGGCGCTTCCGGTTTCCGGACTGCTCACGGCCAGCTTCGCTTCCCCCTCCGCGAAGGATAACTTCACCGCGCGGCCACGCTCAGACGAGATCACAGAGACGCGCGAGGCTGCCTGGCGCATGTCATCGCTGCCGAAGACGATCTTCTTGTCGTTCTGGGTGGGGATGACGCGCTGATAGTCAGGGAAAGTGCCGTCGATCAGCTTGCTGGTGAGAACAAATTCACCAGACGCAATGCGGATCTTCGTTTCTGAGACGCTGACGCGCACAGTCCCTTTCGGAAGCAGGCCGACCGTTTTTCGCGGCACGATCACGCCCTTGAATGCATCTTCGCCGGGATAGGCAGCCTGATGCCGTGACAGGCGGTGTCCGTCGGTGGCTACCGCACGGATGAAGTAGTCGCCGTCTTCATGCAGGTGCAGGAAGATGCCGTTTAGGTAAAATCTAGTCTCTTCCGTCGAGATCGCGAACGAAACCGGAGCGAAGAGTGCTGCGAGATCCATGTCGAAGCTGGCCGTGTACTCGCCGCCACTGAGGTCGGGAAAGTCGGCAGCCGGAAGCGCCGGCAAGCTAAACCGCGAACGACCAGATTTGACGATCAGTTGTCCCTTGTCCTCGGACAGCGACACGTCGCCACCAGTCTTTTTTGCGATATCGCTTAGGAGTTTGGCATCAACGCAGACGGCGCCGCCTTCGGTAACGTCAGCCGCCGCCGTGTCGGTGGCGACGATGTCTAGATCAGTTCCGGTAACGGTGAGCTTTCCGTCGGCTGCTGACAAACGCAGCGACGACAGGATCGGAATAGTGTTGCGCGCTTCGACGACGCGACTGACGTTAGTCAGTACGCGTGTCAACCCTGCGCGGCCAATAAGCAGCTTCATGTTGGTCTCCTCTGCTGCGGGTTGTCCCGCGTGTGGTGAATGCCGGATGGTGGTGGCCATCCGGCAGGTTGGTTTTAGGCGGCTAGTTTCGCGGCAATGGTTTCGCCGTTGCGCATTGTGCCGAATGACCACGTCTTGCCGGGATGAGCGGCAAGCCAGTCCTCGACTGCCTTCTCAATGGCGTTGCTTAGTGAGCGATGCGGCTTGTCGTATTTGGCCCACGGATCATCAGGGCCGTCCTCGCCGAAGCACTCTTCATTGTTGTCGCAGAGTTCTTCCATGATGCGCTCGGCCAGCGCTTCGCCATCGATGTTGGCGCTCATTACCGACTTGTCGGCCTCGACTACATAGAAAGACTCGCCGTCGAAGTCTGTTTCGCCGACCTGAATTGCCTCCTCGCGGCTGTCGTATGGACCTTGGAAGATTTCCGCGTCTTCCGAATCTGCGGCCCACCATTTGAAATTCTTGTCGCCCATGGCGGCCTCCCCTACTGCGTCAACTCTTCCGCATCCCCGCGGAAGTCGATGTCCGGAATGATCGTCTGCGGCTTGAACACGACGCGGTAGTGGTATGCGCTGACGTTGGCGGCCTCCAACTGCTCGGCGAAGAAGGTCACGTTGTCGGACAGGCCGAGGAAGTGCTTCTTGTACGCCTTCGGGCCGGTCTTGCAGGTGACGGTCAACTCGCCAGAAGTGTCGTAGTTGCCGAGCGAGCAGAGACCTTCGATGGTCAGGATGTAGTCGCCGGTTATGCCGTTGTAGAAAACGACACGGCGCGTAACTTCGAAATTGTCGGCCGCCTTCGACAGGTTCTGCGATGCGATGTCCGCGTCGGTACAGCCGGCGAGCAGTGCGATTGCCGCAATGGCGGCAAGAGTGCGCTTAATCATTCCAGTCTCCTCTTATGTGGTGGGTTACGGGCCGCCGTTGGTGCAGCGGCCCGGTTGCCTAAAGGCGGTTATTTACTCCACGGATTCTTGCGAGCGCCGCCGGCAGGTGCTGCCGCAGCGGCTGGCCGTGATGCAGCCTGGCGGTTGTCGTTGGCCGCAGGCCGTGCTCCACCACCGCTGAACGGCGGGCGCTTCTTGGTGCCGTCGCCGATCAGGCCAAGGGCAGGAATCGGTTCCTTGGCCGCATCGTCTGCGTAGAAGAACTTCGCGATCTGGTTTTTGTCCTTGTACTTTTCGCCGCTGCCGTCGGTCTTCAGACCTCCTTCCTGCGTCTCGATTTCGGCGACGAAGGTCTTGAACAGCATGTCGTCGGTGTCGGTGTCGGCGTTGACGTTGACATCAACGGCACGCGCGAAGCGGTCAAACATCGGCTTGCCGTACTTGTATCTGCCGTGCTGGAAGCCGTCAGAGTGGACGATCGTCCAGTATGCCCAGAACTTCTTGCCCTTCAGGTCTTCCGGCTCCTGCACCTCGAAGGTGATTTCTGCCTGGTGGCCCTTGCCGTCGTCGGTCTCCTTCAGTTCGATAGCCTCCGCCCAGATGCGGCAATAGCTGTGCGGGATCATTCCGCCGCCGCCCTGCTTCTCGGTGCTTTCGAAATCTACCGCGTAGTCAAAACCAATCTTGGCCATTCGTAGTCTCCTTCTGTGGTGGTTGGTGGTGTTAGTTGATGGGTCGATAGGTGAAGTCGTAAGGCGTAAACTCGAAAATTAGCCCTGCCTCGTGGATTTCCATCGGCGCGCCGCTCTACGCACTCGAGCCAGCGGCAGTCACCGCTGCCGACGCGAACGGGCCGCCAAGCGAACCATCTGTGCCATCGGCAGAATCGGTTACGCGCCTCCTGCCGACGTTCCTGTTTGGTCGGTCCGCAGTTCAATTTCACGCTACACCCGTCGGCGCAGGGAAGTACTTGGCGAGCTCGGTGAAGCCCTGCCCCTTCTTGTAGGTGACGGTGTCAGGCATGCTGTAACGGTTCTTCGCGTTGAAGCCGGCGCCTTCGTTGAGGTGGATCTGCCGCTCCTTGCCGCCTTCGGCATGCGCGATCTTCGTCTGGCGGGCGACTTCCTTCTCCTTGATGGAGATGCGGTAGTTGAGGAAGGCGACAATGTCGGACTTCTCGCGGACCAGCGCATTTGCACGCTTGTGAAGCTTCGGCTGGTAGCGGGAATACGGGTCGGTAACGGGGCTGTCGAAACGCACGATTTCCGGGTGGGCGAGCATCACGACGCAGATGCCGCGCTGCGCCAGGGCCGACACGGCGGAGAGAAATTCGTTCCACTCCGTATCTGCTTCGACGTAGCCTTTTCCGAAGCCAGCAGATTCGATGCTTTCGATGCCGAGACGAGCGCACGTCGCCCGCCACACCAGCGGCTCGAAGCCGTCGAGCGAATCGATGATGACCGTTTTGCGGTCGTGTTCGGTGGCCCAGAGCTCGCCGAAGATGTCGATGATGTCTTCGAAGCTCTCGATGTATGCCGGCGTTCCGTCATCGTTGGACGGGCCGAGCAGGTCGACATCAGAAGGCGCGCGTTCGCCGTCGGTGGCCAGGTAAATCGGGTCGGGGAATTCTGCGGCAAGGCTGGTTTTGCCGATACCATCGACGCCGTAAAGCAAAATGATGGGTGGGTCGTTTCTCTTCGTGCTCTTTAGCGAGCTTAGCGAAATTGCCATTCAAGTCTCCTCAGTGGTGGTGGTTCTGCGAAAGCAGGGGTGGTCAGGTGAAAAGCCGCGCGACGCCCACGACAACGGCAAGAGCCGCAGCCGCATAGACAAGCCTGTCGAATGGCCACTGCGGGCCATTGACGTCGGGCAGCAGGTGTTCCGCGAGCGGGCTAATCACGGTCGGCCATAAACCGGCAGAACGCCCACCAGCCGCCGCCTAGTGCGATTGCGGCGATGACGGCGAACGGCAGGAACATGCCGATTGCGAGCGCCGTGCCGGCAGATGCAGCGGCGTAGAGGCCGCGTTTAATACCGCGGCGTGGTTTGTGGACGGGTGCGGTGGGCACGTAGTCGAGGGGTGCGTGAAGGCCGTGGATGTATGGCGGGGGTGGGTCGCGTCTGGAGCTATGCACGGCCAGCCTCCAGATCGTCGAGGAACAGGCGAGCCTCGGCAATGCTCTTTCGGTTCTTCTTGTGCAGGCCAGTTGCCTTGGTGAGTACGGTGATAAAGGCGATGATGGCGCCCATCCACTGCATTGCGCCGCTGTCCATCAGCCAGCCAATGCCGATCATGGCGGAGAAAAGCGCGAACGTTGAAAGGTCGCGAAGCCAAGACTTCACGATGGTTTCGTGAATAATTACAACGTGTTCCTGTTTGACTGCCATAAAGGTCTCCTCTCGCCGTGCGCTTGGTAGGCGCACGGCTGCTGTGGTGGCTATGGTTGGTTTGTCGGGGTTAGGCGGCTAGGCCGGTCTGGCGCTGTAGCTTCCTGATTTTCTTGAGCTTGGCGATGATTTCGTCGAGCTCTTCGTGGAAAGCGTCGGCGTCAAGTGACAGCGTGACGACGACTTGGTTGTCGTTGGCCGGCTCTTCGTCGACGAGCGGGATGGTGAAGCCGGTTGTGCTTTTCGGCTCGTTGTCGTTGCTGGCGGTAGCCGCAACCGCAACGGTGTCGGACGGGACGGCGGGTTCGTCGACCCATTCGGCGATGATGTCGTGGTCAGGGTGCACATCCTTGCCGCTCTCGCCGAGGTAGCAGCACTCGCCGCTCTCATTATAATGCCACCCGTCTGCGATGTAGTAATCGCCTCTCTGCCTTATCGGCCCGACCTTCCGACCGTCGCGTGTTTTGTAGAATTTCCCCTCGATGACCTGAAGCGCCGGCTGCGCTTCCGCGGCAACGGGCAGCGGTTCGATGTGCTTGAGGCCAACGATTCCAAAGGAGTCGCTGGTGCGCACTTCGAAACGACCATCGTCAAAGTCGTAGTCGGCGCCACGATCAAGGCTGACGACGCCCTCCTTGTTCTCGGTGTGAGGTCCAAACCACCAATACTCTTTGCACTCGTCGGTGAACCGCACCCGATCGCCGACCTTCGGCCGCCAGGGCTGTTCGACGAGTTCGAAGTTGTTGCTGTCCCAGCCGTCTATGGTGCCGTCAGACTTGCGAAAGCGAATGGTGCGCTCATCCAGAATTTCTGTGACTGTGTAGATGTCGCCCTTTCTGACGCTGTATGCGCTATCTACCGTGGCGCGCACCCGATCTCCAACCTTAAACTTACCCATCACGCCGCTCCTTCCGTATCGTCGCTAGGCCGCAACGTGCGCGGCTTGGTGAAATCAACCTTGATGACGTTGTCGCCGAGCGGCTTGTCTTCTGACTTGGCTGGCGGCGGATAGGCATCCTCGTCGTGCTCGATCTCGACGTAATGCCACCAGATCGAGCTTGCGCCGTCGGCAAGCCTGACGTGGTATTCGGTACCCCAGTTGCGCTCGCCGATGATTTGGCCGGTAAGGTGAGGGTTCTGGATGGATCTGACGTAGTCGCCGAAGCTGAAGTCCTCGCAGTCGCAGGACGGGCCGCTTTGATCTTGCTGGCTCATGCCGCCACCTCGAATCCGATTTCGTCACCGGCTGCATAAGGATGCGGCCCCATCCCGCCGACACGCGGCAGGGAAACAGGCACGAGGCCGCTCGTCGTCGAGCAGCCGCCGTTGTGCGGCATCATCTTCACGATTTTGTTGTCGTTTGCGGCCGGCGGGGCGCCAGTGCGCATCTTACGGATGCCGCCGAGGCGATAGAAAACCGCCTGATGGCTAAGGCCGAAGTGAAGCCCTATTTGTCTGAGAGACGCACCCTGCGACTGCATGGCGCGCATTTCCGCTATATCGTCCATTTTGTCTCCTCTTGCTGTGGTGTAGGTAGTCAACGCGGCCCGTTACCGGACCCGCCAAAACGCGTTGGTTGACGCATTTTGACAAATTTGTAATAATGCAGGTTGTAGTGTAAACATGCCGACCCTGGCAAGCCCACTGGCGCCCTACCGGAGTAATAGTCGTGTCACGCCTTTCTCAGATGCTGTTGAATGAACAGGCCAAGCGAGGCTTGACCGACTACAAGGCTGCGAAGGAAATCGGAGTCCTTCAGCAGACCTATAGCTCGTGGAAGCATGGCTCGGTACCGCGGCCGAATCGGTACGCCGCAATCGCCGGATGGCTGCACATATCGATCGATATGGCGCGTGAGCTTTGCGAGGAAGCCGTTGCCAGTACAGGCAACACGAAGCTGCCGCGCGTCGCGCCAGTAGCGGAAGCGGGCCGCGTTGCCGACCGAAAAGAAGGCAAATTCAAGTTCGACACGGCCAGCCCCGGCAACGCTGGCAGTAGCGGTTCGCGCATTCCCTCCAGCCGCTACACAGTATCGGTTGACACCAAGGTCATGGAGCCCGCCCTCCTCGTCGGCACGAAAGCCTGGCTGGATCCATCCGTCTGGCCGAAGATCGGGAACGAGGTGATGGTGCACGGCAAGGGTGGAATCGCGTGGCTTGGTCGCCTCGAATCGCTCGAAAACGGACGAGCGGAAATAAGCCGCTACGCGCTGGGCAACAGGATCACGATCGACGATGTGCAGGCTGTTCATGCCGTGGTCCTTTCCGAGCGCGTTGCGGGACAAGAATTAAATTCTTGACACGTTTATGTTGACAAATTTGCGAAACCTTGGTAGGGAATTCGCGTCGCTGTGGTGGCGATATGGAAAGCTTGGGTCCAAAGGTCAGCGTCAGCCGGTCTCCTGCCCTTGCTAGTACGAACTATGGGGTTCTTGTTTGCGGGTGGTGCCGGCCGAAAGGTTCAAGAGCCCCATAAGTGTTTTCTGCAATCTGCGCCGTGCCGTTGCTCTGCGGCAACGAAAATAACGCCACCCGCGATCTAGGCGGGCAGCGTTACGGTTTCTGTGATCGGCCATGCTGTTGTTGTTATTTCTGTTCATGGCCGACCTCCTGTCTCGTCTTGGGATTTGTTTCTTTGTTCGTCTAGGGCGGCCCTCTCTGGCCGCAAAATCGTCTTCTGTGCGCCCTCATAGCGCCGCGTCTTCTTCTGGTGCCCTCAACATCCTTGATCATTTCGTCACTCCTTTGCCGTTCTTTGGGTCTAGCGCCCTGCTGGCTTTTTTCTTTTTTGTCTGTCGGAACTTCGTACATGTCCGTTCGTTACAATCTACAACTACAATTGTTGTGATGAGTCGTCAAGTACCATTGTTTGCCTTTTTGTAGGCCATGGTATAAGTTGTTGATGCATAAAGGGACATTTCACATGAGCCGATTAACAGACACTCTGGCCGCGAAGCTGGAAGAGGCAGGAATCACGCAAGCCGAACTCGCACGGCGCGTTGGTCAAAGCCAACAGGCGATCAACAACCTATTTGCGGGCCGTGCGGCGTCGTCAATGGTTTGGCGCGAGCTTGCGCGCGAGCTTGGGATCGACGAGCAGGAGATGCGCCAAATGATGACCGAAGCTGGCCGGGATCCGGAGAAGGTGACGTCTCTGGCGGGTCTGCGGAAGTACAGGGCTGTGCTGCCGTCACCCCGCGAGCCGTTCCCCATCATAAGGCAGCAGGAGCACCTGCCTCGACCGAACGCCACGATCGGCGAAGAAACCAACATGGAGCCGCGCAAGAAGAAATTGTTACCAGTACTGGGGGAAGCCGTGGGCGGAGAAGACGGAGAGTACATCTTCAACGGGTCGGTTTTGGATTACGTCGACTGCCCGCCATCGCTCGAGAATGTGCCGAACGCGTACGCTGTCTATATCGACGGCGAATCAATGGTGCCGCGCTTCCGACCAGGCGAGACCGTCTGGGTTCACCCTACCAAACCGCCGCGCCGCGGTGATGATGTGGTTATTCAGATACACCCCGACAACGAGGATGACGGCGCCCCTCCCCGCGGATTCGTCAAGGAATTCGTCGGCTGGACCGCCAACAAGCTCGTGCTGCAGCAGTACAATCCGACGAAGAAGATTGAATTCACGCGCGAACAAGTTGTGAGCGTGCATCCTATCATTCTCGCCGGAAAATATTGGTAGCGTGCCGGGTCAGCGACAATTGCTTGTTGACTACAATTGATTGTAGCCCTATAACTCTCCTCAGCGCCCATTACCGACGGGCGCACCACCACCGCCCGACGGCCAAGAGGAGACAAGGCTATGAGATACCACCTTTCCGCAGACGATTTCGATGACGTGCCGGTAGCGGCATGTAGCGTTGAGCGCATGCTTCGCCCCGCATCATAAAGCTAAGAAACACGGCCGGCCTCTTCCGGGGCGCGGCCACGATCGATTCCGGCGGCATCGTTGCGCCATTGAGGAATTGAACGCTTGGGGTTAGATCCGCGACTGGAGGGAACGGACGATGACGGATAGAGAACTCAAGCCCTGCCCGTTCTGCGGTGGGGATGCCGAGCGTGTCGATATAGCTGAGGGTGAAAATGCTGGCGGCTCTTGCATTTCCTGCACTGCCTGCCAAGCCAGCGGCAACGTGGAGTTCGGCTACAAGGAAAATTTTGTGTCGAACTGGAACCGTCGCGCTTCCCTTTACCGAGAGTGGGTGGAAGTGAAGCAGCTTGAATGGAAGTTTCTCTCAACGCCGCCGTCAGGCGAGGAATACGCCTCTACATCGCTTGGAACCTACTTCATCCAGTTGGATTGCAAGCGCTTCCCGGTGAAGCTTCACAGTTACCAGATCGGCACATACGACACGCTCGAAGCCGCAAAAGCCGCCGCCCAAGCCGACTTCGCCTCCCGCATCCGCTCCTGCCTTCTCGATAAGCCGGACGGTAGAGGGGGATCATCTTCGCGCGATGGCGGCACGTGTCCGCTCTGAATACGAGCGCGCTAACATGAAGCCATGCGACTGTGCAACGCCCGACAGTGCTCTTCATTATGGGCGAGCGCAGGGGCTTGAAATGGCGGCGGCCGCCCTCACCCAGGAGCCCACCCATGAATAAAGAAGACCGGAAGGACTTGGTAGAGCGGTTGCGGGAAGAAGCCTTTGCGCTTCAGCAAACGGCATGGAGACGCCTAGACGGCGGGCAGCAGTGCAGTCTTAACGCAGGCCTAGCGCATGAAGCAGCCGACGAGCTCGCCCGCCTCCGCCGAGAACTGGAAGAGGCACGGAAGGCGCTGGAGCCGTTTGCCGCGGCTGTTGAGAAGGCCGACGCCTCGGCTGCCGCGATGGGTTTCTCCCCCAGTTTCGACGCATACGCTCCGGAGTGGAGTTTCACATTCGGTCAACTCCGAGCAGCCCGCGCCGCCCTTCGAGCAGGGGAGAAGCTATGAACCGGATTGTTGCGTCCGCCGTCAGATACAATGGCATCACGTTTTCAATGCCTGCGCCGGCAAGGCACTCGGACATTCTCCGACCGCTCTATGACTTGAGCGAGACTACTGCGATATGCTGCGAGCAAGGTTTCCTGACCGATACAGGCGAGTTCCTTGGCCGCATTGGCGCGAAGCAGCTCGTCAAGGACATGAGTCAGCCGACGATCCGAGACACGCACAGGACGGAACTCTTCTCGGAGGATCTGTGGTGACCTCACTCCTCCCTCTCCGGGTTGTCATAGAACTTGGGCGGCCGTCTCTGCGGCTTCTCCTTCGGTCCCGGCGTAATCTCGGACAGCACGTCCGGGTGAACCGTAATCGGATAATCCAGACTACGCAGCCAGATGCTCACGCGACCATCGGGCCAGACCTTAGAGACTTGGCCCTCGATCTTGATGCGGTCGCCTTCGGAGACTTTTCGAACCATCAACATAATCTGGCGCGCTCGCGCCAGGAGGCAAGGGCCGCCACTTGCGCCGGCAGCATGCGCGCTTGACAAATTTGTAAAACAGTAGTGTAGTGGTCTCACCAACCACGCACCACCACGAGAGGAGACGACGATGCTTGAGCAACATGCGCCAGTCGTACTGGCAATCATAACGCCAATCGGTCTAGCCGCGATATTCGCGATGCTGCAGCACCTGCGCGACGACCGCGCTGTCAAGCGGAGGCGCGTGCTTTGATGGCCGGGGATACATACATCACCGTCGGCGCTCGGTTCGCGCTCTGGGTCATCATCACCGTCGGCTGCGTAATGCTGCTCGCTGGAACAGCGTATCAGGCTTATGCGCTCGATCGGCAGATGGCCGTGCAAGCCCGCGTATAACCTGCCCGATTGCGCCCCGCGCAATGCGGCAGGAACCAACCAACCACCACCACGAAGGAGACAAACATGGCCAGAAGACAACCAACCGCCACCACTACACCCGCCACCCGCCAACCAGCCAACGACAACCTCCTCACCATCGACCGCGCCATCGCTGACGGCTCTGCCCAACGTCGCTGCGGCAGATCGCCGACGCAAACCTCAAGGCTGCCCGCAAAGGCGAAAACAGCGCGCGGCTGTTGCGGCAAGCAGACAACCTGCACACGATCGCTGATAAGCTGGAGTTGCTTGGTTATGGGAGGGCGGCGTGATGGCGCACACACCCTTGCCGTGGCGCGTCGAACCGCACGACGGGTATATCCCTGAATGGTTCGACAACCCTCCAGTGCAGATCGTTGGCGCGGACGATGAGGTCGTTGCCGACAATGTCACATTTTATCCGACTGCGGTAATGCCGGGTGACGCCGAGCTAATCGTGCGCGCCGTGAACTCGTATGACGAACTCCTTTCCGCGCTCTCGCAGAGCCAGAAGGCGCTGGCGATGATGATTAGCCCTGACTGCATTGCGCAGACAACGGTTTCTCATGCGTTTGCGACGGCTACGGCGGCCGAAGCGTCAGCACGATCCATCATCGCCAGGCATGGAGACGGCCAGTGAGCGACATTGTCTCCAAAGAAGTGCAGGAAGCATATTGGGACGAGTGGCAGCAGACGCGGGATCACTGGCTGGCGCTTTCCGCTGCCCTGAAGGCGCAATGCGCTGAGCCGGTGGCTGTAGTGCAGCGTGAGCAAGACTACTGGTCGCGCGGTCACTTCTATAAGGGAAGTAAAAACGTCGTCGTTCCACTGAATCAGGAGTTTTATTCGCTTCCGATCGGCACGAAGCTAGGGGCCGTCCGATGACCCACTCCCCCGCAAACGACAACAGACCGCTTGCAGTTGAAAGGCTGCGAGCGCTTCTCCGCTACAATCCCTTCACCGGACGCTTCTATTGGCGCGTCAATCGCAGCAACGTCAAGGCTGGTGACCTGGCGGGGAAGTTGGCGTCAAACGGCTATTGGAAGATAAAGATCGATGGCGTCGACTACACCGGCCAGCAGCTTGCGTGGCTTTATTACTACGGCACTCCGCCGGCAGCGTCGTCGATCATAGAAACCGAGACACGCTAGACAACAGAATAGCGAACCTCCGGGATGCCACGTTCGCTCAGAACCAGCACAACAGGACGGCGCAAGCCAACAACACAAGCGGATTCAAGGGCGTCTCGGTCATTAAGAAGACGGGCCGTTATCGCGCAGACATAAAGGCAAACGGCGTGCCTCGCTACCTTGGATCGTTCGCTACGCCGGAAGAGGCTTCAGCAGCATACGATGCGGCGGCGCGTAAACTGCATGGAGAGTTCGCCAGGAACTCCGCCGGCCCTATCGCAGCCAACGATAACCGGCGGGAGGTGGAGAAATGCGCGTAGCCGCAAACGACAACATCAAGCAAGACTCGCCGCTACGCCTCTCGGTGGCGGCGAGTCTTGCCTTTCCAGATGGATCTATGACAACGGCAGGGCTTAGACGCGAATCCAAGCGCGGCAGACTGACGATTATGAGAATAGCCGGCAAGGATTACACCACGCTGGCATACATAGAGGAGATGAAAGGAAAGTGCCTCGTAAACGCAAACCGGCAAGGCTCTGGCTCAGGCCAGCGGACAAAACTCGATCAGCAATCTGGCTCATTCTCGACGGCCCAGGGCAGCATAGCACTGGCTGCAGCGAGGAGGATCGCGCAGGAGCTGAGGCAAAACTCCAACTCTACCTCGAAGGCAAATTCATCGAGGAAGACAAAGGAAAACAGCGAGACGCCTCAGAGGTCGAAGTCAGCGAGGTAATCGCCCACTACTCGATGATCAAGAGCCCAACAGCAAGGCGACCAAAAGAATTCGCAGCAAGGATCGATCACCTTCTGGACTTCTGGGGCGATAAAACGCTTGACGACATCAACACAAAATCTTGCGGCGAGTACGCCAAGCAGCGCTCGACACCAATACAGGCGCGCCGTGAACTTGAAGACTTGCGGTCCGCCTGCAACATGGCCATAGCCGACGGCGTGACGCGCCATGCAGTCACCATCACACTTCCCCAGAAGCCTAAGGGTCGCGTTCGTCACCTAGAGCGTGACGCGATGGCCAAGCTGATATGGGCGGCATACAAAAAGCGTGGCAAGTTTCGCGGAGCTCCGAACAAGCGCAAGCCAACCATTCACGTTGCCCGGTTCCTGATAACTGCAGTTTACACCGGCAGTCGATCATCGCGCGTATGGCAGGCATCATTCATCAAGGAGAAAGGTCGCCCGTATATCGACCTTGAGTCTGGCGTGTTCTACCGCTCGTGGGAGGGGGAGAAGCTTGCCGACAACAAGCGCGCGCCGCCGATCCGTCTGCCTGGTCGTCTGTTGGCTCACATGCGCCGCTGGCACCGCAATGGCGCCAAGTACGTTGTCGAGTACAACGGCGAGGCTGCCGACCCGAAGCGGGCATTCCGAAATCTCGTCAACGACACTCTCGGAGAGACTGACGCAAAAGGTGTAGTTCGCCACACGTTGAGGCACACCGCCGCGACGTGGCTTATGCAGGCTGGCGCCGACAAATGGCAAACTGCGGGGTATCTCGGAATGACACTGGAGACGCTCGAAGGCACGTACGGCCATCACCATCCGGACCATCAGTCTGACGTTGGAGCGGCCTTCACAAGCGGCAGGGCTGGCCGAAAGAAGAAGTAAATCATTGCCGTAATCGTTGCCGCTGAAATCATTGAGCAATTCGACTAAAGCAAAAAGCTCAATGATTTCAATGGACTTCGCTGGTCGGAGTGGAGTGATTCGAACACTCGACCCCCACGTCCCGAACGTGAAAGATTAGAGGAAAACATTGAGAAATCAACCTCTTATCATTCACGTTTGGTGACGTTTGTGCCGTTTTGTTCCGTTGATTTGTTGCCAATCATTGCCACGGCAATAAAAACGACCCCTGACGGCGGACCCCGTCATTTCGGTGCATCCCGCGCCACCCAGCAACCCTCCAGTAACCATTTCGCAACACTCTAATGTTCCACGAGGCCATCCCATCTGGCCTAGTTGCGTCGTAGCCCGAAAGGCGTATTAATTGTTGCGGGCTTGATAACCCTGACCGTCTATAGGTGTGCACGGATACCGTGCATGCCGAACCTGTTGCGCAGCTTAGCGGCTGGCGCATCGCCTTGGCTTTAGGGCCGGGAGCGTTGTGCTATGTCCAGGCTCCTCCGGCGCGCCGGAGTGCTAAAAGCCTTCGGGCCGTCTAGACGGCGGTTTATCAACTCCCGGCTCGGCGCCGATCGCCGAACACGCGACGCGGGAGTTGATGACGAAAATGTAATGTTGAACCCCTAAATTTCTACTGTTGCGCAAATCATACAGCGCAACCAGACTAATATACGAAGGGACATTACCAAGGGCTCGAGATATCGCGAGGGGCTGCATGAAATGAACTTTGAATTCGATGAAGGGCAATGCGTCAACCACTCTTCAGGACGCATGCCATCGATCGTAGTAGGACGGACAAGGACCGTCAGAGGCAGAGAGCAATACCATATAAGAACGATCGCGGTCGGCCCGCATCGCTTTCACTGGATGCTAGGCGACGTGCTGGTTCCCATGACAGGCGAGGAGGACGCTTGTGCAGGTTGCCGAATGCGGAACGTGTGCCCGCGAGCCGCCGAGATGACGGCGGAGACGGAAAAAGAAAACGCCCAACCAAATGATTGGGCGCTTGAATTGGTGGCAAACTAATACGGTATAAATTAGCCCGCAATGCGCATGATGCGCCGCATGCCGCGGAAGACGGTTTGGTGGGCTTTATTTTTCTCCGGACATGATGGCAGACCAGCGGAAGCGGCGCTTTTCGGCGAGATCCGTGTAACGCTGACGCTCCGCCCACATTGCCGCAATCGCAAACTCGTATGGGCTGTAGTCAAAGCCTGGGTCGTCCGCCTTCATCTTGTCCACGAGCGCATAGGCCGCCGCCTTCACGTCTTCCGGTATCGTCACGCCACCCACTTCCGCACCTCCAACAATTTATCGGCCAGCCATTCAGCCTTGCGCTCAAGCTCGTCGACGGATCGCGCGATGATCGTCTCGTCCGCCTCAATACCGGCTTGCACGCTGTCGCTCGCAATGCCGGCAGGACCGTCGAAGTCTGGTCGCTCTAGCCGCAGCACGAAGCCTCCCTGCGACTTAAACCACGGTGCCTCATAAACAAGGCTCTCGACGACGATCGGCGCGTTTGGCGTCTGCCTTCGGATCCTCGCAATCTCCATTGCCAGTGTCCAGTCAACGCCCATCGTGTCGCCCATAAAGTGGCCGAACTTCTCAAGGAAGAAGCGCGGTGAGACGCCGCCTGGCAAATACTCGGACGGCTTGTCCTTAAGGTCGCCATAGACCATCCGGCCGGCAATTACCGGGTCGCTGGTGATGTATTCAAAGTAAGCGCGTGAAGCCTCCTTGCCGCCGTCAAAAGCATGCGCGCGAGCGAAGCCGTATCGGGATTCAAGAATGGTTGCGACGGTGGACTTGCCGACGTTTCGCTTGCCGGTGATGCCGATCATAAGCGGCTTGCGGTTGTCGTTTGCTGGCTGCCGCTGCGCCTGCATCGGCGGCACGTGCGCAAGGTCGCCGCTTTCAAGCCAGGGGCTCCAATTATCGCTGTCGATCATACCTTCTCCTCTTCTTTCACTGGCGCCCTACGGCGCGGCTCTTCCGGCGCGGGTGCAATCGGCTGATTTGGATTTTGCAAGGCGCGCAGGCTGCCAAGGCGGTCCTGCACGAGCGGGCGGAAGCGGCGAGCGGCGAAAGGCGCGTCTTTCACGCCCCACGCCTCGCCGAATTTGCTATCGACGCCTTCAAGCTTCACGCCGAAGTAATCGCCGAAGACGTAATGCGTGGCTATGCCGACCCACCGAAGGCGGTAGACTTGGCCCTCGGTGATGGCTGCGTCTTTGACAATGGCGCCGCCCTCGAGCGGCACTTTGTCATCGATGCAGACCACCTCTTGGCCGACGTGGAATTGGTTCATGCTGCGTCCTTTCGCCAGATTTCGCCGATTTCATAGCCGTCCGGATCGATCTCTGCGTACTCGCATGCCTTCCAGCCGAACGTGCTGCCGGTGCAGAACAGATCCATCGCCAGCGCCCAGTTTGGCTTCCCCGCCAGCTTGCGGGGTGCGATGCTGCGCACCTTCGACATGACGAGCCGGTAGTGAGCCGGCGACATGATTGGGCTGAAACCGCTCACTCCATCCCCCTCGCCCGACAATCCATCAACGCCTCGAAAGTGGCTAAAAATTCTTCCTTCGCCTGCGCCGGATACCAGCACCTGATATTGACGCCCAAAGGATCATTGTAGCGCGCGTGCCAGTCCATTGGGGCGAGGTTGACAAGCTCGTCGCCAATGATTCGATTGTCCGCGTCGTGCACCTGCGGCGGCATTTCGGTGACCAAGCCGAAGCGCTCGCACACCGCAGCCATCACCTTGGATTCAGCCTCCTTGTATCCTGGCAGGTGCGGCTTCACTGGGCGCGGGACATCGACGAGGTACGCCTCCGAGGCGTCGTGCAGCAAGGCCCACAGCGCCACATCTACGCCTTGCCAGCGCAGATGACGGGCAAGGTGCACCGAATGCTCCGCCACGCTGTAGAAGCGCAGGCAGTGGCCCGCGAAGCGGCATTGCAGCGAGAGGCTGTGCGCAATGTCCTCGATGAAGACTTCGTCGGCTCGCGGGTCCATAGGCCAGAACTTGCGGCCGGTGAAGGTTTGCATCCAGTCGCCGAGGCGTGCCGGTTGCGGCGTGACGTTTTTGCCTCCGAGAATCAGCCGCCACTTGCTGTCGCTCGCGCGTTCCGCCGCTATGCGCAACGGGTTCAATTCCTTAGCCACTCGGCGCAGCAGAGAGCTTTCCTTCCCTGCCGTATAGGAATCAGGAACGTACTTGTCGAGCGGGCCGAAGGTCTCGGCGGCGACGTCGTTATAAGGTTTCGGCAGGAGACTTATAACGGTCATGCCGCAGCCCTCCTCATGTCTTCGATGTGCGGACCCTTCACCTCGATTGTTGAAACAGGCCCGCCAGGCACTTCATCGTCGAACACGCCAACGACAAGGCGGCCCGTCCACCAAGCGAGCGTGTCGAAGTTACTGCGGCCAGCGTAAAGCATCGGCCCATCCTCGTGCTGGTGATGGCCGTGCACGACGTGCCAAGACAAGCCGTCGTCCTTGTAGCCGTCCTCGGCACCATCGGGATATAACATCCAGACGTTCTTTTCCGCGTCCTGCTCTTCAAGCGGAACACCACCTTGCACGCCGGCATGCACAAACAGCCGATGCTTATCGATGTGCATCACTGGCAGACTACGGATCCATTCTAGGTGTCCGTTAGGCACCACGGAAACATCGACGTCCTCGCCCACCTTCTGGCCGTAAGAGACAAGCGTTGCTCCGCCGCCATTTGGCAACCAGTAGCGGCCAACCAGCCCCGTCACAACGCAGCAGGTAAGCATAATTTCCTCGTGGTTGCCGCGCAGGCAGACCCATGTCCATCTGCTCTGATCTGATGGCCCAGCCATCAGCGTTTCGATGACTTGCCGGCTTGCTGGGCCGCGATCGACGTAGTCGCCAGTAAAGACGACCGTGCCGCCGCTATGGCTGGATTCCTCGATGCGCTTGATTGCCTCGACCAAGAGATCGTGTCTGCCGTGCAAGTCAGCGATAACGAATGTCTTGCTCATGCCGCCACCGCCTTCGCCGTAGCCTGCGCAATCTGCCAGTCTTCGGCGAGTTGGTCGGCAACAGTCGGCACGTAGGGCCTGCGCCCCACGCCAGCCTCGACGATCTCGAAATATTCAAGCGGCGTGCCGCGCTCGACGATCCGCACCAGGCTGCCGACTGTTCGTCGTGCAGCGCCGCCTCTCTTCATGGCCTCAATGGCCTGTCCGTAGTTCATTTCAGTCTCCTCTGTGGTGGTTGCTGCCGGTTGGTCGCCGGCAGCATGGTGGTTAATTGCGGTACGGTATTGGGCCGTCCTCTGACGTCCAGGCCGTCTCGCCGAACAGCCAGAAGCCGACAAACCATTTGAGCTTGAACGACACGCCGTACCATCTAGCGAGCTCGTGGTCGGTGTAGTTGTTCCGCCCCTCTGTCGAACTGGCCTTGTTTAGAAGGCTGCCGGTGTAGGCGCGCAGCTTCGTCGGGTTTTCTGGCTCGCCGTTGTGAAAACGGAATCCTAGAATGCTCACGCCACCCTCCTCTCGCTCGCTGGCACGTTGTCGTTGGCGGCCTGGTAGCGGCCAGCAACCATTTCCGGCCGTAGTGTTGATCTGCCGACCTCGCCAAAGCGGCGAGAATACGTAATGACTTTTGCGGATCGGCCAGACAGCCAGCCGCCCCCAGCAGCGTAGGCGTCGGGAGCAGCGAGAGTTTCGTGGCGCTCGACGTACATGAGGGCGGACTTGCGACCTTCGTCCGAGTGCAGATGGCCGACGTGCGCAAAAGCGTATTTCGATGCGCCGAACATTTCTCGGAACATGCCTGCTAGCGTAGCATCGACGTTGTTGATTCCGCGCTTATGTCCGTGGTGATACATCAGCAGCGTGTCGCCCCATTTGTATGCGTAATAGAGCATCGGGCTTGTATCGACCGTGACACGCGGCTCGTTCTCGTAGATCGTCGCTAGGAGCTCGCGCACCCAAACAGACGAGGCCGGATCGTGGTTGCCGGAAGCCATAACGACGTGGACGTGCTTATGCTTCTGCAACAGCATGTCGATGACGCGGCGAAGGGTGCGGATGACGACTCGCACTACCTTGTGCAGGCGGCTATCCGCATCCAGCACGTGCCTGTGGGCGGGCGTCACGCTCTCCAGACTGTCGTGGTGCAGCAGGTCACCCAACTGCGCCAGAACCGCCGTGTGCGCCTGCGGTGCGCCCGCTACAGCGGCGGCAAACCAGTCCAGCAGCAACTGCTCTGCCAGTTTGAGATCGTAGTCGGCGCCAGTCTCTTCACGGTGAGCCAGCATCCCGAAATGGCTGTCGGTCACAACGAACTGGTTAAGCAAGTCTTCCTCGACGCTTGCCGGCGGCAACATCATCGTGACACGCGGCAGTTCTTCTTTGAGCGCGTCGATTGTTGCGCGTAGCGCGGCAAGCTGCGCCTGTGCATCGGCCCGCTCCATGTGCACTTGCTGCGTGATGCGCCCTTCGGCGTTCGTCCAGGTCGTCTTGCCCTTGAGTGCAAGCCCGTCGGTCGGTTCATATTTCGGGCCAGCTTCCTTGCGCTGCTGTACGATCGTGCCGTCTGCGCCTTTCGTCGTCACCTGCCGGATCGCGTAGCCTGGCAACACCGGCTTGGTCCCCAACAGCCCCCGCTCTGCGGCCACTTTGAGACTGTCGCCCATCGTCGATTTGCCGATGCCAAGCGCCTGCGCGGCCAGCCGTTGGCTGCCGTGCAGTTTGTAGGCGGCGACTCTTTCCTCGAGTTGTTCGGTGGTGAGGTTCATGCTTGCTCCTTGTTGCGAATCCGCCAAAGCTCGGTTGCCTGGCACGCGCTGCCCGATTGGCCGAACATATCGGACAACCCAGAAGCGGCACGAACGACATCGAGCAGCGCCGGGTTTTCGCCGATGTACTCGTCCCAGAGGCGCGCATACAGTTCGCGCACTTCTGCCATGTTGACGGCCCGCTTGCCTTTGGCTTCGCGCCACGACAGGCCGCTGGAGCCATCGGCAAAGACCTTCGCCGCTTGGTAGATGTCTTCGATGCTCTTGTTTCCACGCGAGCGTATGCGTGCGTGGAAGGCGGATAGCCTCCGATCGCCGCGGCTGCTGCATTCCAGAAATGGCGCTTCGCCGTGCCTAACCATCAATCCTCCTCCGGCCCAAGCCGATACAGTCCATACGCGCAACCGGCGCAGATCAGTGCGAACGCAGCGCCGCCGCACATGGCGATTTTTGCTAATTCCCAGGCAATCGGGCTCATTGGATTAACGCCCTTTCCGCCTGCTTCGGTGGCTCAGGTGTGCCGCTGTCTTCGGAGAACCCCGGCGAGCCGTCTTGCCCTACGCGTAGGGCAACACCGCCCTCGCCGTCTGCCATGCCGTCTTGCGCGGCCTGCAATTGGTTCGCCGCCTCTGCGGAATACGGCAGGCGGTGGAGGCGGGGCTCGGTCGGGCCGTCGAGCAGAACGTAAATTGCCACGTCGACATCGATACGCGCGCCGAGAACCGTGTGCTTGCCTGGCGGCGGGGCTAGCGGCGTTGCGTAGCTAAGCGGCAGGAAGGCTGCCGGTAGCGTCAGTGCGGCGGCTAGGGCGAATGCTACTGCCTGCCGTCTGCTGCCGAAGTAGGCGATGGCGCCGACGGCGATGACGAAGGCGAGCCAGAGGGCTAGGGAGTGGGTCATTCACCCAACCTCGGGAACGTGTAGGCAGCCGAAGTCACAAAGACGGTAAGCAGCAGCCAGAAGAACCTAGAATCCTGCGTGGAAAACGCAGCCGACCAGTCAAGCGAGACGAAAGACCACGCCAGATACGGAGCAACAGCGAAGGCAGCAGTTTCAATTATTCGTTTGGTTTGGCTGTACATCACACCCCTCCTACATTGCTAAGCGGCTTGAAGACCGACGACGCCGACCCCGCCACAACCTTGCCGCCCCGAAGGCGAAACCTAATTGCCGTGCGCTCCTGCTTCTCGGCGACCAGCGTGACAACCCCTGCCCAGACGACGCCCCCTTCGACCAGCCGCACTTCCACGTCCACGTTGACCGGCACTTTGCCGGCGCATCCGAAGCACTTGACGTTGATCACGTACTCGCCGTCGGGGAGGCCGCGCGTGAAGGCGCTCTCGTAATTCAAACTGGTCGAGTCGTTGGACGTGCCGAGGTCGTCGCGCAAAAGCGAGAAAGTTTTGCCACTCTTGTTCGGATATCCAACCGGCTTGCCGTCGGGGGCCGAGACCCACAAGTCCACATCGATGGCACCTGCGGGCCATGCCGCAGAGGCGACGAGGTTGCCGGGTGGCGTGATTTGTGGGTCGGTGGGCGGGTTGATCTGGGCTAGGAGCGTGATGACGAAAAACATCAGCACTCCTAGGAAGTTGAACAGCGCGTCGAGCTTCAGCAAAACACACCCCCGTCTGGAATGGCTATCCAGGCTATGGGGTTTGCAGCTTCCTCGGACTCACTGCCGAAGCGGAACCACCAATCAGGCATCCAGCCGCCGCTGTATTCGTGGGAACTGTCGTCCCAGCCACCGCCCCAGACTAGAACATGCGGCCCGTCTTCGACGTGGCTAAGACCTTCGACATGGGCGCCATAAAGCGTCAGTTTGCCATCGCCTAGGTGATATGGGTCGGCCTCATGGACGCACAAGCCAAGGATTGGCCTGTCCTTCGGCGCTGCGGACATATCGTAATTCCACCCGCTCACACAGCACCGCCTTCCGCACCCACAACCCGACCAACCGCCCACAGCCACAGCATCGCAAGCGCGCCGGTAATGGTGGAGCAGAATGCGGTAGCCATGCCGCCAAACAGCGAGTTGCCTGCCGCGATGACGCCGTCTGCCGATTGCAGCGAGCCGACATCAACGCCAGCCAGGCCGGTCGTGATGCCGACCAGCGTGCCGACAAAGCCAAGCGTTTCGCAGAGCCAAGCGGCTTGCGTCAGGTGGCCACGGCGCCCCGCGAATGCGGCGGCAAGGCTCACCAAGAGGATGGCCGCAATCAGGTAGCTGACGTATGAACCGTCGCCGTTAAAGACGAACTGCGTGTAGCCAAGAATGGTGGCGGTGACGACACCAGCCGCGAAGATGGTGTTGAGGATGATGAGTTTGGCTGTCATTTGCCGCCCGCCGCGATAATGGCAAGGAAGGCTAGGAAGCCGAAGCCGAAAGCCTTTTCGCCAGAGCTCTTCCACGATGCGAATATGGCTACTGCGGCCACCGCGCTAAGTCCGATAGACACAGCCATCATGCCGCCTCCTTGTTCTTGCGAACAACCGAGCGGCATTGCTCGGAGACGCGCTTGCAATTCTGCGCGAAGTCATCCTGCTTCGTGGCGGAGAACTGAAGGGCAGCCTCCTGTAGCCAATGAGCGGCGATCTCCAACTGCGTGATCGGTGAGCGGTTGTCGTTTGCTGTCGCCATCACGCCGCCCTCCCCATCGAGCATCTTGCAAACTTCCGCCGACGGCACGACGTAGCCAAAGCCAACGAGCGATCTCGCGTAGACGCCAGAGTCGGGAGCAACGTTGCCTACCAGTTCAAACGGCGCGAGCATCACGGCAGAAACAACACCGATGACGCGACCGTCAGCGAACACCGGGGCGCCGCTCTGCCCCATAACGGTCGTCATGTCGGTCACGTAGACCGACTTTGCGTGCGGCATCGCACGCGGAGCGCCGGCAATGCGACCGAAGGCGGTGATGAATTCCTGGCCGAGCGGATTGCCGATCGCGCTTATTGCCGTGCCGACAGGGACCGTGCCGCAGTCTAGCTCGGCGGGAAGCAGGCGCATATTAGTCTGTAGGATTGCTATCTCGGTCTTGGTGTCGACCTTCACGACTGTCGCCGACGAGATGCGGCCGTCGTAGCTCTTGAGGGACACGGTTTTTGCGCCATTCACGACATGGGCCGCGGTGATGATGCGGCCGCCGCCAATGTGGAATCCGGTCCCCTTGCTGTTCGGTCTCTGGATGAGAACCGTAGCGGCGTCTGTTACTGGCGCGCGGTAGGTGGCGCGCTCTATAGCGACGGTGAGCGGTGCGGGGGTGATGGGTCTGGCAATGAATGCGGCTGCGGTCGGCGCGAAGAACACAGCGGCACCGGAAAGTGCAGCGATGGATGCGCCAAGGATTATGCGTCTGAGCATACCGGCCTCCTCTTCTGCGCGTGGCGCCGTTGTGGTGGTTGCGTGGCTTGGTGGACCACGGCCAGGCGCTTGGTCGGCGCCTACAATGAACGACACTAATGCATTTTTACAAATTTGTCAAGCAATATTCCAACAGCACCTACGCAGCCCCTCTCCGCCTATCGCCCTCACCTGGCGGCACGAACACCACCGACACGGCCCGCGAGCCACAGCGCGGACACCTCAGCCTCGACGCCAGCATCGCAAGGGGAAAGTCGCGGCCACGCGTTGAGACCAGCGTGAGCATATCGAGATCGTATGTCCAAGTGCAGCGGCGAATCGACTTCAAGCCTTCGCGGTTGCCGTACGCGCACCGCGCCTTGAGTTGCCATCCGAGGCTGAATGCTTCGCCAATCGTCTCGACCATGGGCCAGAAATAGCGTCAGAACAAAATGAGAACAAGAACTCGAGGCAATAAAAAATGCCCCTATCCGGTTAGGGATAGGGGCAAGGAACCGCAGCATTTTGTTGTTTTATTATCGGTAGGCGTTAATAAACGAATCGCGCCCGCGTTTTATTTAACGGCTGGCGCTACGGCCCGTAGTCCGTTCAAACGCCCTATCTAGGCGCTCGTGCAGCCCGTCGATTCTGTTGCCGACGCCTTCGATGGCTCGGAGCAACTGCGCAGTCTGCTCTTGCATGCCTTGCTTGGTGGCGTACGTTTCCGAAGTGTGCAGACGGTGAGCAGCCAGATCAACGGCCACCCGCTCCGCCTTCTCCTCCGCCGCCTTCACGCGCCCCTCCGTGGACTTCTCGCCTTCCTTCACGCGACTATCGATCTTCCACCAGATGCCCCAGCCAGCGCCCGCAACGGTCAGGAAGAAAAGAACCGCCTTCATTATTTCTTCAGGGGTCATCTTTTCAGCACCCCCGCCAGGATCTGCGCGCCAGCAACTCCGCCGCCGACATAGAAGATATTCGCGAAAACCACGTCGGCGTATTCCTTTAGTTGCGGTGGCAAGGCTGTCACGTCGGGCAGCGAGCCGTTCGCCAGGCTGTCCGTCATCCCCCAGCCAAACCATCTGCGCACGGAACGGCGGCAATCAACCAAGGAATCCAGAACGCCTTGTGCTGCATGCCTTGCTTGACGACGGAGGCTGCCTCGATGCTGGCGGCCATCTGTGCTTCGATTGTCTTTATCTTGATGTCGGCCGCAATGCGTTGCGCGTCGTTGGCGGCGGCAAGGCGGGCTGCGTGAGCCCGCTCAAGCGCGCCGACTAGGTCGCCGGTCAGCTTGCCGGCTATCCAGCGGATGAGCGCCAGCATTATTTTTTGGCGGCCGTAGCCGCCTTCCACTTGGCTTCAAGGACGTGCCAGAGCTCAACTAGCGCGAAGTGACAGAGCCGACCGTGGCCTCAATGGCGCGGATCATCTCTTCGTCAAGAAGAAAGGTGTCGGCGGTCTCCTGCGAAACGTAGCCGCGCATCACCATCCAGAAAAAGAAGAGGCGGAGGCGATTCGGGTATAGGCGGCAATAATTTTCCACCCCTTAGAATTTTGATGAGGATATTGACTAGCGCAGCCAGAAGCCGCCCTTTGCAGGCGCAACGACCCGCGTGCCATAACCAGCCGCCTTCAGCGCCTTCTCAAATACAGCCGCATGGCCGGCGATCGTCTTAGCTTTATCCGTGCCGTTGATTATAGCGGCGTGCGCCGACATAATCCACACGCCCGCCGCCGATGTAGTCGCCCAACTTCTTGCCGGTGAACCAGCCCTCGGTCATGCCGACGAACATAATTTTGGCCGCGATGTCCTGGCGCATGGCGAGATTGAAGTCGCGCAGCAGCGCGCCCTTCAGACCAAGCTCCTTATCGGCGCGCTCGTAGTTCGAGTCCCACGTTAGCTGGACATAGCCGCGCCCATAGGGAACCTGCCCGTACTTGCCTTTGACGCCGTACTTGCGGCCAGCGCCCTTGCCGTATTCGGCAATCGGCTGCATCGTTTTGGCCGTCTCGAGAAATGCCGTGGCGAGCATGTAGGCCAGATGCGCCAACGGTGTGCCGCGCCGCTCTGCCTCGTCTAGAATGGCGTCTACGCCCTGCACCTGCCGCTCTGACATCTTGCCGGCGAACAGGGGCGAGCGCACCGCCGCGAAGAATTTCGCGCGATCCATTGGTGGTCTCCTGTGTGGTGATAAAGAAAAACCCCGCTGGTGGGGCGGGGTTCAGACGAGACTTACTGTTTTTCCTGGCTAATACGGGGCCGGCCCAAAGACCCGACAGACATAGGACTTCGGCAGGCCCGGAACGGGCCAAAGATGGTCGATCTCCGGTCTCTTCAATCGCTGGAATATGTGCTTGTAGTGCCGCAGGAAGTGCCGTTCGGAAACGTCCTCGTCGCCTTCGCTTTCGAAAACTATGATCTTCTTCTTTGCCTTCTTGGCGATCTCTTTGAAGACCCACTCGCTCTCCGGCGGCAGATGAACAAGCACCGCCATGGTGAAGATCACATCATGGCGCGTCTTGGGGACCGTCTTGATGAGCTCTTCGACCGGCCCGACCGAGATTTTTGTGTTCTTGTGGACCTCGGGCAGATATTGGCGCATGACGTCGATAGCGTCTTCGCTTATCTCGATGGCCGATAAATTATGGTAGCCGGACGCGTGAAGGGAATGGAGATTCCGGCCGCGTTGCAGCCTATTTCGAGGATGGAGTCTGCGGGATCCACATGTTTTTGAAAAACAGACAAAAGCGAGGCGTTACGCGCCCTGAGTCTTTCGCTGTCAACGATATATTCCAAGGGATTATTGATCCCGTCGTCCGGATGCCGCCAATACTCTTGGGCTTGATCCGCACTCAATTTATCAGACAATCCGGTCTCCCTTTGACCATGCCTACGGTTGACTAAAGCCGCGTCTCAAGGGATGAAAGGATAAATTCGCGAGGGAGACAACCATGAATTTCCGCAAAGCAACGATCAATGACGCGAAAATGCTGTTCGACTGGCGCAATGACCCGGATACACGCGCCATGTCTCGCGACACCTCCGAACTGGTATGGGACAACCATGTTGCGTGGCTTTCCCGCCGATTGGAGAGGGAAGATCATGGTCTCTATATCGCGGAGAGAGGCGGCGAGCCGGTAGGCACTGTCCGTCTCGACCATGACGAGATCAGCTATACCGTTTCCCCCTCGCACCGCCGGCAGGGCGTCGGAGAGGCCATGCTCTCCGCTGCCAGGCAGGAATTCGGCCAGAAGGTCGCGGAAGTCAAGAGGGACAACATTGCTTCCGTGAAAGTGGCCGAACGCGCCGGCCACTTCGTCAAGTTCATCGACTAAAGCCGTCAGGTTGTGCCGGTTGTCGTATAATTCGTAGTGTAGGGAATGCCGGCGTCTGTCACATCGATGTCGCCGGCGCGAGTGCGGTACAGACGACCGCTCATTGTGGGGGCGCTCAAGAACGCGACGTGTTTTCCGGTCCAAGAGTTTTCTTTTGTCTCGCAGTCTTCGAAAACAATGTCACGCACCGTGCCTCCGTTCACTGTCAGCAGATTAGACGCTCCTCTCAAGAAAAACTGGCAATCGGCGGCCTTGAATTTGCTATGCCCGGCCATTCTGACCTTCGAAGTCGCGCCATGAGCGAACGCCCCTCGCAAGAACAGATAGCAATTCTCAATGTCGATACCATACTCTTCGTTAGCGCTCGGGAAATCTCCACCGGTCGAATGCTGATGGTTGCCGGTGCCCTCGATGTACACGTTCGCCGGATTAGTCTGGTCGAGACCTTTGACCTTTATCAGGGTATTAGTCACTGCCGCCCCCGCACCGTCTGGGACCTCATTCCCGTTCCCGGTGATGTTGCGCATAAATACGTTGTACATTGATCGAGGGGTCTGCGCACCAACGCCAGAGAAGACCGATGGCGTCGTTCCCTGCACTTCGATGTAAATGCCGTTCTGGCACCGATTGATGTCCAGATTCTCTAGAACTGCGTGACGGCACGATGCGCGCACAGCGTACCCGCCGATAACGTTCTGGAAAAAACAGTCCCGCACAGTGACCTGGTCGATGCCAAAAGATGCAGCTTCGTCAAAGTCAATTGCTTGGCTGTCCGACACACCGGAGAACTGGCAACGCTCGATCGTCCCTGGACCGAACCAATTCACGGCGGATTTGATATGCTGTTCAAACTGGCAGTCCGCCATATAGCTTGTTTTGGTGCAGTTGTAGATCACCACCGAGGAAGAAGACCAATAAGTACCCGGATCCCAAAGTCTATCCTTATAAAAACGGCAATGCTCGATAACGACGACGGGTCGACCGATCGCTGTCGTTTTATTGGAGAGAATGTGAACCTGTTCGCCGGGGCTCGCTCCAATTTCGCAGTGATGGATGTAAACGCGAGTGGGGTTCTTGCATTGAATTTCCCCCTGTGTGCCGTCGAAATAGCTAACAGTGGCGCCTGGCCCTCGATTGGCACCCCTCTTAACGACGCAATGGTCCAGTTCGATTGCGCCGCCCTTGAAGTCTAGGAGAGGGCGGCCGCCGAAACCCGAAGCGTTTGTCCCGTCGTTTTGCCCATCAATCACGGCGTGGCGAATCGTGACGTCAAATGCGTTCGCTTCCGTGCTAGTCTGCAGGATCGTTGCGCAAGTTTGCGTGTATAAGTTGTTGAAATCTGCCAGTAGTGTGGCGCCGCCCATATCGATTTCGATTGAGCCGGGAATTTCTAATTCAACAAGTTTGAATTGCTTGGTTGCATCATGACAAACGACCTTGTTTAACCCGAGAAACAGCGCCAATGAGATTGCCGCAGAGAATTCGGATGTGGCGTCGGACCCATCGCCCACAGCACCAAACCAGCGAACATCCAGTTCGTCATAAACGCGCACCCAGGCGCCAGCAGTAGAGGCAATAGCGTCGGCCTTGATGAAAACGCCTTCAGCCGTATCGGCGGCGATGTAGGTGGAGTAGTCGCCGGCCATCCACTCGAAAAGACCTTCGCGCCCGCCTTCCCCTAGGAAGGCCAACTTGGTCACGACGGTGTTGTACGCCTTGAGCGCAGTACGAGTGTCAGCGTGCCGAATATTCGCGCTCGAGGCGGCCGCCTCGGCTGCTGCCTGCGCAGCTTCAGCGGCAACCTGGGCTGCCTCTGCGGCCGCAACAATCGCAGCGCTAGCCTGATCGCTCACCAGTCGGAACGTCGATCCCGAAACGATGCCCATGACGATCATGCCGGGAGTCAAACCGCCGACCGCGACGTCATTTCCAGCGTTAGTCTTGACCGTGAGTGCAGCGCCGCCGTTGAAGCTGACAGTGACCGGGCTTGCAGTATTGGCCTCAAAGATGTTCATCCAGACGAGGGCAGACCCGGACACCGGAATGGTCGTCGTCGCCTGAATGGCGTTCGGAGTGCCGGCGCCGACGTCCGATGCGATGATGAAGCTGAACGGCAGGTCGGCGCGGCGGGTCCACGATCCAGAACCAGAGGCACCGACCTTGCCATAGACGCCGTTATTCGCGGCCGTCGCGTCACCAATGACCCACGCCATGGTATTGGCGGCATAAGCAAGGTTGGCGTCGAGCGTTGCCTTGCTCGAGAAGATTAGCCCGCCGTTTGCGGTAAAGGCGCTGATTAGCCCTTCGACCCATGCGCCCCAATTGCGCATGTCGCTCTTTTTAATCTTATGCGACCCAGACGACGGCACACCATCAGTTTCGTAGTCGCGGAAGGCCTCTGCTGCGGTGATGGCCATGCTTGCTCCATGTAAAGAAAAAGCCCGCGCGAGGGCGGGCTGCAAAATCCAGATTGTGCTGTCGGCGGGTGGCGTTACGTCACGACAAACGCCCCAGTCGCTACCGCCGTACCGGCGATGCCAGATGGGTTGATCGACCGAAGCCAGCCGTAATAGGTGCCGGCGGCGAGCGACGTGACGACGCGCAAGTCGGTCGCGCTAGGCGGCCCGTATTCGGTCGCCGCGAGCGTTGCCGTTCCCAGGTTGTCGACGGTGTTGATGTAAATGCGGCAGGCGAAGTAGTTGGCGCTGTTCGGCGCGGTCCAGCCAAACTCGGCTTCAGACGGCGTCGACACATCCACGCTGACCGCCGTAACAGCCCCCGGCGCAACCGGATCCGCCGTAGCAGTCAGAAGCACGTAATCGGTCCACTCGGACTTCGTGCCGCCGCCCCATGCTCTCAGCCTGACGCGGTATTCCTCGCCGTCGACGAGATAGCCGGAACGAACCTGCGTATCGCCAGCAACTGAAAACACCGACTGCACGCCCGTCGAGCCGCTGGTGCGGTCGTATTCGAGCTCGTAAGTCAGCGTGTCGTCGACGAAGGTCCACGTCGCATTGATGAATGCCGCCGTGGCGCCGCCAGAAACGACTTCCGTTTGGATCGTCGGAACGAAGCCCGTCGGGACCGGGACGCCCTCATCGGGCAATGGCTCGACGGACTCGCCAGGCTCGCCCTCCTCCGTTGCGGCGTTGAAGGCGTACAGGCTCGGTGACACGATAATGCCGGAGAACGAAATGCGCATGTTGCGCAGATCAATCGTCACGCTCGATGTGATTTCAACAACGGCTTCGGCCAGCCCCCGGCTAGGGTAGTGCACCGTCACGAAGCGCCGGTAAGGGATATCCCTAACGCCGTCTGCCGTGTAGTCCGCGACCACCGAGACGCGCCGAGCGTTCGCCCTGACAAACGTCAACTTCTGCTTGCGCTGGCAGTGGTTGTGGCTCTGGATTGCCGCATTGTCGAAGGTCCGCGTGCGCTCCGTGCTGTCGTCGACGACAGCATACGGGTCGCCGTATATCGCGGCGTCTTCAGTGATGTAGTCCTTGGCCGTATTGACGTACCGCCCGCGCACGCCAAGCACAGTGTTCGCGCGCCGCTTATTCTTGTCGACGCGGATGCTGTAGATGCTCTTGGCCTCCAGCCGCACATCGGGCGCGACGAACTCACCGGCATGGACGCCGATCTTGCCGTCGGCGCGCTCGTAGACAACGATCTCGGCGGCTTCGTCCATGATGCGCCCGACTTCGATCGGGTCATTGCTGGCGCGGAACCAGAAGCCGCCGTGGTAGCGCTTCTCCGTTGCCCCGCTGCGGTTCGTGACGTTCTGGTCACAGACGTTAGCGGCATTCGCCCAGTCGGGCAGATACATGTTCTCGTAGGCCATCTTGCCGCCGACGGGGTGGCAGAGGTGCCATAGGCGCATCAGCGCCAGATTGCTCGAGAACTCCCACGTCAGTGGGTTGTTGTAGCGGTGCGCCCCGGATCCGCCCTGCGTGCTGTCTTTGCGCGGATCATACAGAAGCGCGCCGTCACCAACCGCCGAATGCTCCGGCATCTGGTTCGGGTAGACATCCAGAAAGTCTTTCTGATCGACAGTCCTGCACGTCATGTAGACAGACGCGAGTCCATCTCCGCGGCAGTTGTTGTCCCAAATGGTCGGAAAGGCGGTAACTACGTCGGAATATGCCGTTTCGGCGTTCAGCCCGAGCTTCGTCTTGATGTGAACGAAGCTGACACCGTCCTTGTCGTAATGGCCTGGCTCGGTCACGCCACCGTCGACGTTCAGGGTGGCCTTTTCGTCATGCAGGTAGTGGGAGACGAACGCATGTATGCGATGCCCCGCCCACACCATGATGTGGTGCGCCTTGCCGCCCTTCTCCTCTAGAAAGACGTAATCGCTACCCTTCTTGACGCGCCCGAGCACGTAAGGCAGCGACGGAACGCTCTGTTTCAGGTTATAGCTGCCGTCGTCTGGCTTCGGCACGGCTGGCTTGGAAGCGAACGCGCCCTGCAGCGCTAGAGCTCCGGCCGCGATGCCGCCGTAAAGCAGCGCCGACGTGCCGAGGTAGAGCGCGTTGGCCAGGGCCGTCGTCGTCGCCAGCGAAGACACGATCAGCGAAATGGTCTCGATAATGCCTGGCAAATTGGTAACTCCGCGTCCGCGGCTACCGGATTTCCCAGGCCGCAAGAGTTTTCGCCGTCATTCGGCCGAAGCCGCCGTGCATGCGCACGAGCCATCCACTGCCGTCGTGGATGGCGCCGAACTGGCGATGAATGTTTGATGGGCTGCCGATGACGCCGATGGCGCCGCGCTGCGGGTGCTGGATGCGCTTGCCACTGGCAGGCACACACTTGGCCACCAGGGCAGGAACGCTACCCGCAGCCGCTATGATGGCGCGGAAGCCCTCGTCGCTGTCGTAGGCGCCTCGAAGGTGTGCGGCGGGGTCCGGATGGCCGAGCCAAGCCGCCCAGTCTGCGAGCACCATGCAGCAATCCACTTGGCCGGGTTGCCAAGTGCGAGCGTTGTTGTCAGCGAGGAAGGCGGCTAGTTCGTCAGCCGCTACCAGTTGGGCCATTTAATCGTCTGATCCCGCATCAGCGGCACGCGCTTGCAGAACTCGTCGTCCGCCGCCGATGGATTGAGCAAAGCTGCCCGCGCCCGCTGGTCGACGTCCGAAAGAACCGCGCCGTTGGTGACGGTACGCAGCGTGAAGCGGTTGGTGACTTCCAGATTGACGACCGACGTAATGCCGTCGGCCGTGGACTCGTCAGCAACATCGAGGTTGTCGATTTCGCCGGCAAACACCACGATCGGATCGCTGTCGGGCTGTTCGTCCTCGTCGAGGATCTGCAACTTCACGACAAACGGCGAGCCCTGCACGCTGGCCGTCTCGTCATATTCCCAGATGCTATCCGCAGCCGACTGGCTAACCGAAATCAGCGACAGCGCGAGCGTGTAAGCCTCGCCGTTGATGGCCGCCTCGAGCGATTGCAGCGCGTCCTCCGTGAACTGCGCCGGCCTGTAGAAGTTGCCGTCGCCGTCAACGAACGTGCCGCCCGAGCCATCCCACACGCGAATGGTCTCCTCTGGCAACACGACGTCGCAGAGGATGCGCAGTGATTTAATGGACATGGATTAATCGCCCGACGTCGGCTTCTGCTGGAAAATCAGCCGCCAGCTGTAGGTGGCGCGCCGTATCACTTGGAAAGGCTCGTACCCTTTCGCGGCCCACTCGTTCAGGGTGGCCTCTACGGTTGTGTTTTCGTCCTCGAGCAGGTCAATAACCTTGTACACACACCCCTCCTACTGATTCCAATAATCCACCGCCTCGACAAACGAGACAGACGGCAACGAAAACTTCCCGACCGCGTTCTGGTCGATGTCCATGCCGCGATCCTCCGCCAGGTGGCAGAGGCACGTCGGCTGGTCGAACTCGAGATCGGCGCCGGCAGGAATGAGTTCGCGCACCGACGGCGAAATCGGCACGGTCCAGATGTCGCCATCCACCGCCGTAACCGGCCCAGTTTCGTAAAGGGCGTGGTTGTAGCTGAAGCGCACCCCGACAAGGTTGGCGTCGGCGTTGATGATGCGCAGCCGGATCGACGTAGCGCCTACCGCCGTCACGCCATCGGTAACGACCGATATGGCGCCTTGCGTGTATGGCGTGTCGTCGTCAAACGGGCTGTCGTCGCTGTGGTCCGTCTCGATAACCGGCTCGAATTTGCCGGAGACGTAAGGCGCCGACAGCGACGAGCGAACGCGCACGGCGATCAGGCCAGGGCGGCCGCCTAGTTTCTGGGCTATGGCGTTCCACGTTTGCCATTGCTCGCGGTTGCGGTTCTGGAGGACGACGTTTTGATAGTCGATTGCCCAAAATCCGAGGTCCGTCCGAGTAGATGGTTCGATGCCGCCAAGAGTTCGCCCTCCGCTCCTGCTGAACGGCACGAGGTTGGCGGATGCGGATTGTGGGCGAAGGACGCAGAGTGGCCATTCGATAATCAGCGCCATTCAGCACCCGCCTTATTTTTCTGATGAGCCGCCATAGTCGGAACCACCTGCTGATTTGCAGCAGACACGATTTTGGGCGCCGCGGAGGAAACGGTTTTTTGCGATACGGATTCAACGAACGGCAAAAGATTTCCGTTGTTATCAGCCGACACTCCGACGGTGACGTGCACCTGCTGCGCGCCTCCCATCTTCGTACCCCTAGGCAAAACAACCTCGCCGCGTTGCAGAATCGCGGGCACTTCTCCCGGCATGAGGCCAGCAACGCCGCCTGTGTGGTAGCGCTTGGCTCCTGCGAACGTAGACGGAGAAACGGCGCGGCCATGGCCGTAGCCATCCTTGCCAGCGACACCGCCGCTGTGCAGGATTCCGGGGATGAGGAAGCCACCAAGTAGGCCGCCCGCTCCGCCACCACCGAGAAGGCCGCCAGAGAATAGGCTCTCGAGACCGATATCGATGATCTTGTCGAGAACCTTGTTCAGCGCATTACTCAGCGCCTCTGCCGCGGACGCGCCGCTACGCAAATCACTGATGAAGCCGCCGACAACCTCCTGCCCCAGACCGGAGAACTGCTTGGCTGCGTCAACCGCCTTTTGCTGCGAGTCCTTCAGACGTTCGCTGGCCGAAGACGCTTTGGCGTAATTTTCAGCCAGGGCACCAATCTGCGCCTGAAGTTCCGGCGTGACTTCCAAGCCGGCTTTCTGCGCCTCGGACAGCAGTTGCTGCTCTATCCTCGCCTTTTCAACGGCATAACCGTAGTCTGTGACGAGCGGGTTGAGGCGAGATTGCGCTTCGAACTCGGCGTTGAGCGCCGCGATGCGCGCCTGGATCTGCTGAACGTCACCCTGAAACAACTCGGCAGGCGTCTTCTTGCCGCTGGCGCCTAGCCCAGCCTCACTCGTGGAGATGCCAGTGCCAGACAGGAACGCTTGCGCCTCTTCGTTGCGCCGACGCTTGTTTATGCCGCCGTTGTCGCTACCGAGGCCAGCAATCGCGTTTGCCACGGCCTCTGCGCCGCCGCCGCCTTCAATCGCCGCAACAATGCGCTGCGGCAGCTCACCGTAGTTATAGGCGATGCTCGTCAGAGCGGCTTGCTGCGCCTCGTTTAGGCTATTCCATGTGTCGATACCGACCGCCTGCTGGATCCCGTTCTGGAATTCCACCAATCGCCGCTCGAGATCACGCTGCGCATCGGCCAGTGAAACGACCGTGTCTTTGGTGACTTTCTCGATGGCGCCGTTAGCGCGCGTGACAGTGTCACTGCCGAAGCCAACACGGAACGCATTAACGTCCCACTTGGCCTTGGAAATGAAGCCCTCAAAGCCCTTGACCATCTGCGCCGCGGCGCTCTCGCCGGCTATTCGGTATCGTTCTTCGCCTGCGCGGAATGTGTTGTTCTGGTCTTCATTGAGGAATTGCCCACCGCCGGAAAAAATCGGCGACAACTGCCCTAGCGGGTTTTTGTTGACCTGCTCCTGCAGTGAACTGAAATTCTTGGCATATTCAGCAACCTGCTGAATGGCCTGCGTCATCGCCGGGATAAGGTCGTTCTTGACCTTGGCTGCGATGGTGCTGACCGCATCCCCGCCAGCCGTGCCCATGCCGAGTGCGGACGAAGTGAGCGCTGCAAACGCAGCCTTCGCATCTTCCGCGCTCAAGCGAATGACGTTCAGGCGCTTGTCGGCCTCCTCCAGCGCATCCTGCAGCGGTAGCGATTCCTGCGCAGACAGGCGCAACTGCTTGGCGAGCTCCCGAATGTTGTTCGGGATGCCGGTCATCTCCTCAATCTTGCCCATCTCGATTGAGAACTGGCGGAAGTCGGGAATGTCCTGCTCGAGCAACAAAAGCGCCCGATTGAAGTCCGCGACTGACTTTGTCGCGCCGCCAAACTCATCGACAGAGATACCGAGGATTTCGCCAGCCAGGTCGTCGCCTGCCGCCTTGATTGCCGCCTGCAGGCTGCCAAATTCGTCTTTCAGTTTCTGCAGTTCGATCTGCTTGACGGCGTCGGAGTACTCCTTGACACCCTTCTCCGCGACGCCCCACGCCTCGTCGAACGATTTGATGACGTTGGCATGCTCCTTCAGAAGCTCCTCGGTTTCCGGCACGCCGGAGCCTAGCGTCGTGAGGTATTGCACAGCAGCGCCAGTCAAGCCGATCAGGGCAAATGACGCCAGCGAGACGGGATTGACCATCGTCGCAAACGCGCCGCCGAGCGTCTTCACGGCACCCAAGAGGCCGCCGCTCCCCTGCAGCACTTGCGACACCTGACTTCCCTGCTGCACCATGATCGTGAACGGCGACGTGCCCGAGGCGAGCCCCATCGCGATATCGTTCAACTGAAAAGAGAGGTTGGAGACCGCTGCAGACGACGACCTCATGGCGGACGTTGCCTGCCGTGACCCGCGTTCAAAGCTCCGGCCGACGTTGTCGTTGGCCTTTTGAAAGGTGCGCTCAACGCCAGTCGCCGTATCGCCAGCAGCCTTTGCGATCCTAGCCATGTCTTTGGCGAACTTCGCCTGCGTCGCCTCGATCGAAACTAACAGGCGAGCGGTATCGTCATTGGCGGCCATCAATCACCTGTAATGGACAAGCGCCGCACAATCTGCGATAGTGCGCGCAAAAAGAGGGAACCATGGATACCTGGCTCAAAATGCTGATAGCTTCAGCCTGCGTCGTGATAATCGGCGGGGGAGGCTACTTGGCGTCCCTTGAGTACGACGCCAAGTATACTCGTGATGCTCAGGTCAACGCCCTTTTGGAGCGAAACAAGGAAACGATGCGCCGGCTGGGCGACAACTAGAATCCTTGGATGCCAAGCTCAGCCAACTGTTCATCGGCCATTGGGGGCGGTGCATCTTCTTCCGTCTGGTGAGACTTCCGATAGCCTTCGTAACAGCAGTCGAACTCCCACAACGTCATGTCGTCGATGGCGCGAGGGGTGAAGCCCATCACCGCGCCAGCGGCATAGTACGTCGACCAGCGCGTCGCGCCGTTCGGAAGCGGGTCTAGTTGCTTTCCGCCTCTATCCCCGCCCCCGGCTCCCCCGGCTGGTCGGGATTCTCCCACATGACGAACCGACGCAGGACTTCGGCTGCGGTGACGGCGAGAGCGTACGGACTGGCAACGTCCATAGCCGCATCGATCGCCTTCTGCGCATCGCGCTCCGACATCCCGCCGCCCACCAGGCCAAGCCTGATCGGTGCCACGACATCGTCGATCTTCCAGGCAGTTGAGAGCAACCGCATGAGCACGACAGCCGTGCCAGCGTCGCACTTCTGCTCGATCGCACGAAGTTCGCCAATGCCGAGGCGGAAGGGGTGTTCCCCTCCCGCCCACACTATCTCCTCTGCACCGCGCATGCGTTATACCTTCGCCGTGCGCGTCGGAATCCCGTCGAACTCGATCGAGATTTCGGCAGTCACCTTCGTGCCGCGTTCGGCCTGATTGCTGATGGATACGAGGTAAGCGTTGCCGGTTTCGTATTCAGTGTCGCCTACAGCGGCGTTGACGTGCTGGACACGAATGCTCTTTGTGGCGCCGGAGTACCACCAGTTGAGCATGACCTCATGGCTTTCCGCAGCCCAGACGCCGGAGCCGGAAATAGTCACTTCCTGCGACTGCACCGCGCGCTCGACGGCTGCCGGGAGCGACTCGTCTGCGCAATCCGGAACTTCGGACGTCGACATGTTGGACTGGCGATTGATGCCGCGGGAGGTGAGTCCGCACAGTTTAGAGTAGACTCCGGAACCGGCAGTCACCTCGACCTCGAGGACCATCTGATGGAAATTTGCAGTGGTGGCGCGTGCCATTCTTGTCTCCAATAAAAAGGCCGCTCAATGGCGGCCGTTTGGTAGTGGGCTACGCGCCCGTTTCTTTTGATTTTCGCCTCGGTGGCGGCACCTTTCCGGCCCGTCCTATGGAGACGGCGTATTCAACGAAATCGCGCGGGAAGCATTGCGGCTCCAGCTTTGGCTTCGCATTGAAGGAGAATTTGGATTTAGGCCGAGACCAGTTCACTTCCTTGCGAACCAGCATCCACGCCATCACTCTTCCTCAATCGAGGCCGTCACTGTCACGACGCCGTGGGTTATCAGCGGATCCTGATCAGGAAACACACGCCGGAAGTCGACGCGGATCTCAGCAAGCGCATTCTCCGTCAACTCGAGAGACTGCTCATGCAGCGCGTTGTAGATCAGGTCGACCAGCCGCTTTGCCTCGACTTGGCCGACAGCCTTACTCCACACGTCCAATTGGAACGTATGTTCGCCGGAGATTATGCAATCCGCGCTGTCGTCGACCACATCTGAGGGGCCAAACGACACATATGCCGTCTTGGTCTTATAAGGGTCGGCCGGCACACGGTCGTAGACGCCACCCGCCAGAGCCATTACCCCTGCCGTGCCGGTAAGCGTGGTGAACAGCAGCTTTTGTAGTTCGGCAGATGCGCTCATAGATCAACACTCCGCATCCTATGCCTCGCCCTGCGTTACTGGCCCGACGAACCGTATGGCCTTCTTCATTTCCCGCTTGATGCGGGACTGGATGCGCTTACGCAGCGACCGATAAGACGGGAAAAAGAAGGGCTGCGCGCCCATCTTCACGGTGCCAAACTCTATCCAGCGGGCCTTGTAATCGGTGGCGTAGACCGTGATTTTGAGGCCGCGGCTGTCCTCTTGCGATTCCGCAAGTACAACGGCGCCTTTTGGAGCGTTGCCCCACTTCCAGGCGATGCTGTTGCGAAGGTCTCCTTGATCCACAGGAACCAACCTGCGCATCATTTCGACCAATTCCGAGGCGCCCTTTTCCATAGCCTTGCGCGCGGCGTTTTCGACGCGCTTCGGCATGGCGGCGACAGCTTTGTTCAGCTCCCGAACGCCTTTGACCATCAGATCGCAACGCCTCGCTCGCAAAGCAGATCGATGTATTGGCGATCGACCTCGTGCGTGACGTCCTTAATGGCGTACTCAACGCCAGTGCGCTTGTCTGTCAGCTTCCAGTCGGCGGTCACCTGACGGGCCGCTGTGCTGGTGCGGAGCCTGACGACGACCGGATGTTTGTTCGTCAATCTGGCCGCCATGACGGTCTCGCCACCGCGCAAATGCCGGTAGCCGGCGGCCGCTTCGAATTGTAGGATCCAGTCTGTCTGGGTATTCCCGTATTCGTCGACGAGCTCGCCCCTTTTGTAAAGGGAGACGCGCTCAGTTAGTCGTCCCGCGCCTCCCTTGCTGGCCATGTTACGCGCTCGCTACGCCGGAGTACTGAATATCGAGATCCAGTACAGACGTGGACGTCGCGAGACCAAGCAGGGTCACGTAATCGCCGGCAAGAAGATCGGCGAGAGGGGCAATGCCGCCTGGCGTCGGAGATAGGTAGTAAGCAGTGCCAGCCGTCAGCACAGCGCCCAGCGTGATCGGGCCTTCGGTGAGAACCTCCAGCGGCTGGCCATTGGAGGCGCCGTTGAGCGCGATACCAACGTTTGCACCCTGCCCGCGCGCGGCTGCAGTAGCTGCGTCGCTGTCGGCATGATGCCATTTGCCCGTAGTAGTGCTGTCGAGATAGACAACCTGCCCTGCGGTGATGGTTGCGCCTGCAGTTCCGCTCGTGGTCTTTGCGCCGGCACCCGGAACCACGCTCGCGGGGGTAATTACGATGTCTGCCATGTGTGATTCCTTCCGGCCTTAAGCGCCGCGTCTAAAGTTGCAAAGGAGGGCGTCCAGCGCCGTCCAATCCTCAAGTTTCGCGTTCTCGCGATTTTCGTATGCGTCTGCGATCCAGAGGAGAGCAGCATGCTTCACCGCGGGAGGAGCATCGGCGTAGCCGACGACGCCCGTTACCGAAATGCGCGAGCCAGGCTGGATTGCCGGCCACTGCTGGCCATATTTGGTGACAATCAAGGCTTCCAGATCGTCGTTGCGAAGCTCATAGATACTTGTCGCAAGTGTTTGCGTCGCGCCTTCGGTATCGACATACGTAATCGACGTGACAGACGAGACGGGAGCCTCTGGCAGCCGCTTGAAATCACAGAAGCCGTCGCACTTCATTTCGACGGTCTGGCTGGCGAAGCGAACATTGCAGTATTTTTCAATGTGGTCTCGAGCAGACTTGACGAGCAGGTCTATGTCCGCATCGTCGTCCGCGAAATCCACGTGAAGGCGCCGCTTCGCTTCCTCTGTCGTTACAGGCTCACTCGCTGCCGGCGTCGTGATTTTCGTGGGATACCACATTTTTGCCTCGCTTGCCGCGCCGCTCTTGCGGCGGTTCAGAAACAGCGCGTTCGGTCTTTTCCTCGGCAACTGGCAATGCGTACCCAGCGTCGATCAGCCGAATAGCTTCGTTCTGCGGAAAGTCACGTTCATCGCCAGGACCAAGCGAATATTCATTGCCAGATAGGCTGACCAACATTCTGATTTTCATGTCATCTCCTTGGAAGGAGGCGGGGCTAAATGCCCCGCCGTCCAAGATTAGGAAGCAGCCATTACGAGGTGCTTGACAGCCGCGGTGTCGCCGAGCTCACCGTCGAAACGGATGAGACCCGCGATGCCAAGATCCGGCCAGAAGCGCTCACGCAGAACGCCGATGACCGGCGAGCCGACCTTGCGGACGAAGTACTTGGAGAAGTCGCCGAAGATGACCGGCTTCGCCGATGCGGCGATTGCCGGAACGTCGTCGTTGATCTCGTAGCGGTAGCCAAGCAGCGTGCCAGGTTCGCCCGTCTGAACGTTGCCCATTCTGCCAGAGGTAGTTGTTCTGGCCGTCCTTCAGCTTGCGGATAGCCGCGAGCGTGGTGTCGGCGAACATCCAGCGAGCTTTCGGCGAGCGACGGTAAGCCGCGTTGACCGAGTGCAGCAGGTCGATGAGTTCGTCAGATGCGAGAGCGGCTGCTGCAGCAGCGGTCTTGCCGAGCGTCGAAGCGGTAACGACGCCGTTGGGGTCGTCAGTGCCGTCGCCGACAGTAAGTTCGCGGTTGGCGATACGTCCAAGACGCTCACCGAGCAACGAACCAAGCAGCGTCTCCATGTTGAAGATGCTGTCGGCCGCGAGTTCCATCGAGAACTTCACGAACTCGGTGTCGTAGACATAGGCGCCAAGCTGCTTCTGCCCGAATACCGCGTCCTGCGAGCCGTCGTCGGCGATGGCTGCGCCTTCGGTATGCTTCGCGCCGGACTTGGAGGTGTCGTCTACAGTCGGGATGTTGATGATGTTGCCGGAGCTGGTCGAGATGACCGTCGCAACGTCCTCATTATACATCGGACCCCAGTCCTTCATCGACTTAACGATGAAGTTGGCGAGCTCGACGGGGACCGTGTAGCCGCCGGCAGAGTTCGTGCCGGTCGTCTGCGTACGGAATTCCTTGGTGGACTGCACGCCCGCCTTGAGGACTGCGCGCTCCTCAGAAGACAGTTCGTCGAGCGATGCGCCGGATGCAAGGTACTTGTAGAATACCTCGCGGTATTCCTTCTTCTCGCCGTCGTCCTGGCCGCGAGCCTCGGAGTCGGATACTGGGCGCTTTTCCTTCTGGCGCTCAGCAAAGCGAGCCTCGATGGCAACTTGGCGCTCTTCGCGCTCGATGTTCTTTTCGAGCTTGTCGAACTCAGCCATGATGGCGTCGTGACGAGATTCAAGTTCAGCAGAGCGCGCTTCGTCGGTGTTGGCAGTGATTTCGTTCAGGGCTTCGCGGGCCTGCGTCATAAGACGGCCGCGCTTCTCCTGCAGGTCGGTAAGGGACATGCTGGTCTCCAATCTGTGGTGGTTTTGGTGAGATGGCAGGACTCGTCGCCCATGCCCTCCGGCTGTGCCGGGTGACTACGAGGCGTCCTGCCCGTCGCTTTGCGACTGGATGCCCCGAAACTTTTGTTCCATCGCCGCACGCTTGCTGGCGACACGTCGTGCCGCTGCTACTGCGTTATCGGCCTTGCGCCTCTCCTCCGCCTTGGCTTCCTCAGCCTCAGCGCGGATGGCCTCTAGCGAGCGAACGCCGACCGTGGTGTCGGCGTATGCCGGAAACGTGACGATCGAAACTTCACTGATTTCGACCTTCTCCAGCGTGCGCTTGGGCGGGTCAACCGTGTCATCCCACGATTGCTTCAGCGCCCTGAAGTCGAATGAGCACCCGCTCACGTCGCCGCGCTTCACGAGCGTGCCGACGTCCCTGCCGAGCACGGTATCGGGAAGATCGACTTCAAAACGAAGTCCGTGCTCATCTTCCAAAAGCCGCAGCGTGCCGCTCTTTGTCCTGCCAAGGACGTTCCCGCTCTGGTGATTAAACAGGCAGCGAACGTCACCCTTGATGGTGTCGGCGAAGGCGCCAGGAGCTATCTGCTCCGTGAAATACCCGCCAATATCCGTAGGCGAGTTGAACACGGCAGCGTAGCCAGTGAGCGTCGTAACGCCACTTTCGTCGGCGCGCAGTTCAACCTGCTGCGCAATGCGTTTTTCGAATTCACTCATGCGGCTTCCGCCTCGTCTTCTTGATTGTCGTTGGCGGTCGGAGGCTCCTCATCCGCTGATGAAGATCCACCTTGCACCGCATTCGTCGGCTGCGAGCCAAGGGGCACGGTAGCCCCTTGCACAAGCAGATCGTTGCCGTTCGGCATTGCCGGTCGGTTCTCGAGTGCGCGCGCCTCATTTGGCGTCATCTGCGCAGTCTGAATCGCCCTCGCGATGCCTTCAATGCGGCTCTTGAAGTCGCCTCGCATGAGTCCATCCAACGCATGCTCGATGTAGCGGCCGCTATTGCCGCGGCCGAACATCTTGAGATTCATTTCATCCTCGAGCGCCCTGGCCCACTGGCCGATAAGGTGCTTGACAAGGTGCAAATCTTGCTGCTCGACGTTGCTGAACGTCGCGCGGCTGAGATCCTGCAAAAACACAGGAGGCAACTGCCAGACCCTGGCGATTTCTTCTACTTGGAAGCGGCGAGCCTCGATCATCTGTCCCTTGGCTGGATCCAGACCGACAGGGTCGAGATCGTAGCCAGGCGGAATCGGAAAGATCGGCTCGTTTGCATTCTTTGCCGCGTCGACGGAGCGCTTAATGTCCGACTGTGCGCGCTTCATAGCCTCTGCGCCGGTTGGCAACGGACCTTTTAGCGCGAGCGGAGGAACGCCGCCACCAGCAAAGAAGTTGCTGCCGTAGTCGTTCATGGCGAGCGCAAGCTGAATAGCCTTGGCTGCCTTCGTGATCGGCCCGTAGTGCTTCAGGCCGTCGGTCTGCAGCATGAACGGAACGTCAATCACATCGCGCGCAGGATAGGTCTTGCCTTCAAACTCATACGTGACGGTAAAACCGACGCGCTTGATATTTGTCTTCGACGGATCCATCGGCCACAGCGCATCAATGCCCTGCGGCGTCCGCTCAATCCAGGCCAGACCGCGGCCACCAGAAAAAACCTGCTGCCAGAAATACTGCCAGAACTTGAACGACCCCATCGTGTCATTCGGGGCGATATTAACGACCGTCTCGAGCTTGCCGCCGACACGCTTTGCGCCACCCTTCGTGTCCCGATAGGCATGCCGCGGGAGAGCGGCCAGCGTGCGCGACAGGAAGGCGACGGCAGCAAACACGGCCGGTACGTTCAAAGCAGTATCGATCGTCACATTGGGCAGATTGCCCGACTGAACGCCGAAGAAAGCCAAGAAATTCTCTGCGCTAACCGGAATCGTCTCGGTTTCTGGACTTGCGCGCGATTCCGGCCGTTATCCGCGCTTTGGCGGGAAAACCAGTCTTTAATAGCCATTTATCCCGCCACTATTGAGAAGTTTGGGTCATCCCAAGGGCTGTACACAGCCGATGCACCCTCGTATGTGCCGGCCATCGCTGCGGCCATCGCAAGAGCAACGGCGCCATCGATGCGACCACGCGATTTTTGCTTGTCGAGCTTTCGGTTCCCGCTCGGATCCGGCTTCACGGTGGCATTCATCATGCACATGGTGAGAACCGGATGGCCGCCGTGAGCGATCTTCCGGTTCAGGATCAGGCTTTCCAGATCCCGAAGTGCCGGAGACATTGACGCGAAGCCCTGACCGAACTGCTCAAATACCGCAGCATCGCCATCCAGCTGCTCTTCGGTGAAACCCGCTTTCTGCAGCCACGGTTTCAGGTGCCGCCAGTTCCATCGGTCGAAGGCAATCTTGCGGATGTCCAGCGTATCGAACAGGCCGCGCAAATGGTGCGCGACGAACTCATAATCGACCGTCGGTCCTGGCGTTGTTTCAAGCTGGCCGTTGCCATGCCAAACGTCATACGGCACGCGGTCGGCCTTGGCCTTCTCGCGCAGCGCGTCACCTGGCAGCCAAAACGTCGGCTTTACGTGCCAGATCGTGCCGGCATCCGACTCCTTGGGTGCCATAAGCACGAGTGAGGTAAGGTCGGACACCTCAGAAAGGTCGAGCCCGCCAAAGACAGGCAGACCGTCAAAACTCTCGACAATCGGAGCATCGCAGGCCCTCCACACGGCAGGCGAAACAAACGGCGCCGACGCGTCAATGCGCTGATTCAGGAACAGCCAACGGAAGCTGGCCTCCTTGGTCGGCATGCGGCTCGCCAGCAGCGAGAAGTCTTCCACGTCCTTCACGGAGCGGAACACGCCGAGCGCCGGATTGGCTGCAGCCCACGCCTCGCGGTCGTCTAGTTCGCAATCTGCAGGCGCCGTGTAGATGTGGCTTACAATGCGCGGATCCTTCGACGTCTCGGCGTCGTCAATCCAGCGCGAAAACAGATCGTTGTCCGTCGCCGCTTGCGTCGAGATGGCGAACAACATCGCGCGCCCTTCGTAGGCGCCCTGCGATGTTTCGATCGCCTCAACGAAATCGTCGGTCGGTCCTTTGATCTGGCCAACCTCGTCGAGAATAGCCAGAATGGGCGAGCCGCCGTGCGCGCTCTTGGCTTCCGCCGAGCTCGCCTGGTATTCGACGTTCTTGGCAAGGCCGACGATCATCTTCGCCGATGGCACGATGCGCGCGAGCTTGCTTAGCTCCGTCGACATCATCACCATTTTGGCGGCGTAGTTGAAAACCTCGGCAGCCTGCTTGCGCGAACGCGCGCCGGAGACGATGCGACCGTTCTGATAAGCTTCAGGGCCAACGATGTGCGCCAATAGCAAGCAGGCAATCAAACCCGTCTTGCCGTTCTTACGGGCGATCGACAGATACGCGCGGGACGTGCCCGCGGGGTTATCGTAGACAGCCAGGATGAATTTGCGCTGAAACGGCAGAAGCTTCACCGGCTTGCCGAGCAGGGTGCCTTCTGGCACGAGACAGTACCGCTCGATGAACGCAATAACGCGCTCGCCGCGGGTCATCGGCTTCTTTGCCATGCTCTCACGATGCTAGTCAGGTCTAGCCAGCAAATCGTCCTCTAACGGGTTGTCGCCCTCGATCTCCTTCGCGGCGCCGCGGCGCTTCGCAACGTCCCTCGCCTCGCCCGCTTGCGCGCGTGCGTGAAGCGACAATGATCGACGAAAGGACAGGATCGAACTGGCGTGCATTTGCACAATCGACTTGCGCGGATTCGCGACAGGTGTGCCTTTTTCGGAGTAGGCAACACCGCCTTCGTCTCGCAGCAGTTTCTGCTCGCGCGTCAGGTCCGCCATGGTGCGGGCCAGCATTGCGGCGAGCTCGAGTTGATGCGACGACCATTCCGACCGCGCGTACTCAGCGATCACGTTGCGGAAGAACGGCAGGTCTTCTTCGTCGAGCGGCACGTTTGCCGGCGGCTCAATCTCGGGGGTTGCCTTCGCCATGACGCGCACGGCTTCGGCGGCGCTGTCGATGCGCGCCTTTCGCTTGGCCATGGTTCGTCCTCATAGGATTTTTTGAGTTAGCACTATCGCTCGCCC